GGGTTTCACACCCGCTACGGCAGGGCAATCACAGAACACTTCTCATTCATCTACCAAGCATGAGATTCCCACGATTCAAACAAAACCTATGGACAACCAACGGCTACGTTGTCAGCTACGGGACACCTGTCGCTCGCATTCAAGGCGACACCCTGCAACAACTTGGCTACTGGTCAGTAACAACACAGAGACACATTAACTACGCGGCTGAACACCTCGGCCTCAAACTTCGTAAACCAATTAACAAATGAACTCAGTACAAGAATCTAAGAACGAGCTTGACGCGGCTATCCGCTATGCAGAGAACGCTATCTCATCTGCCAAGCAAACCATCGAGTCGATGGAGTTCCGTCAAGAGATGGCTAAGAAACAATACTCCGAGCAGACAGGGCGTGAAGAGGCACTGCAACGTGAGGTTGCAGAACTCAAGGCCAAGCTCGTGGAAGACGCCCCTACTATGCCCGTCATTCCCAAGGCCGTGGCTATCGCTATCTTCCGTGAGGGTATGCAACACGGGGTAGAGTCCGCATGCACAGAGCTTGAAGGACAGTACATCCGCATCGAAGAGAGCGAATACGTCGGTGACTTTCACGTCACATTTGAGCGTCGAATTGACCTCGACGACGAGCTTGACCTTGACTGGATGCGTGGCAAGGTGGGCGACTACTCCGAGGAGTTTATCACTGGCGCACTCGAAAACCTGTGTGCAGACGAGAAATTCGAGTGCCGTATCCACGGGGTAGACGACCAAGAAGAAAAGAAGAATGACTAATGAAAAGATATAGAGTACGATTTCACCTAGCCCGTGGTGACAACTACATGAAGTGGCAAGTGTTTGACAAGCAAAAAAATACAAAGGAGTACTATGATCCTGACACGCGAAGTATCATCATGCGTAACTGCCTCCTTGGTAATCATCCCGTTACTGCAAAGAAAATTTTCAACGGAGACAATAAAACAGTTTGCGCTTGGGTTGCATGTGAAGAGGTTGCTATTGTAGATTTAGTACCCTCTTTAAATCGTATGGACCACTACAAGTATAATCCACGGAAGAACCCACACTGGTTCACAGATAAAACAAACAACGCTGATGGCAGAAAATTCAAAATAATGGTAACCAACAAACGGAAAGTATATGGATAAATATATTAGGTTTCTTCGCAACCTAGAGAAAGGCGAAGGCGGTAGCGCCCGTAAGAGACGCAGACTAATGGAACGTGAACTAAAAAAACTAAGAAAAAATGACGGAACAGGAGGTGATGAAGTGGATGAGGGAGTATCTTGACGGCACTAAAGCAGAGAAGTCTGCGTTCGGAATGATAAAAGCAGACATTACCGACTATGGGTTTCAAGGATTTCTTGACATGCCTCCAGAAGCTGTGATTGAGTCATACATGGAGGTCACCGAAGAAATATCTCAGGAGCTAGTTGAAAGTTTCAAGACTATATTCCAACAAGAGCAAGACATAGAGAGTTTGGGCATCGAACAATCCATGCGTCTCGATCCTGCAGAAAGCGTGATTGCCATGCGTAACGGGATGACAGACATAATGAGGTCTCTATACTCTTACATCGAAGTGCAACGAATGGCAAATACATTAATTCAAGAAAATGAACACTAACATTCAACAGATACTTGACAACATACGTATATCATACGAATACGAAATGGGTGAGTATATTGAGCCGAAGGACAGGCGAAGACATAAGGTTGAGTTACGCAACGCCTTAGTGAATGCAGCTAGACCCTACGGAACGTGTGCAGAGCTAGCCAAGATGATTGGCAAAACCAACCATACAACCACAATACACTGCATAAAAGAACATGACGTGTATTACGGCTTTTCACCCCAGTACAGACGCAACTACGCAAAGGCTTTAGAGGTGGTGGAAAAGTTTGCAAGACGACACCAACTTCTCCCTCGTACCAACGGACAGAGAGGTGGTGTGATATCATATCAATCAGAGATTGATAGCATCAACCTTGCTATATCATCTCTAAAAAAAAGGAGAGATGCTATGGTAGAAAAGTTGGAAAGCCGCAGAAAATCCAGTACATTTGACAACCAATCAACAATTTAATTCATGTCTAATTACAAGTTTAAGACCACCAACATACGTGGCAAAAAATACGTTGAAGTCAACGAGAGAATCAAGTTCTTTCGTCAAGAAGATAGATATAAGGACTGGACGATTGCGACCGAGTTCTCTATACTTGACGCAGAAGTTGCCGTATGCAAGGCAACTATCGCCGATACAGCTGGGAGAGTCATTGCCAATGGCCACGCTCACGAAGAGCGATCAGGTAGCAACATCAACAAGACTAGCTTCGTTGAGAACTGCGAAACCTCCGCTATTGGGCGAGCCCTTGCCATGCTCGGAATCGGAATCGACACTTCTATTGCGTCAGCTAATGAAGTCACGGAAGCCATCGCCAAGCAAGAGGAGATGGTCAACAATCCTCATGTACAGAAGCTTTCGAAAGTGCTCGACGCGCCAGTAGAAAACATTATGGACAAGGCTGTTTCATATATAAAGGGGCAGACCGATAAGCGAAAGGCGTTTGACTCAATCACCAAGAAGTATGGTGGTCAACTTACTGAGAAGCAGGTAGCTGGCCTGAAGAAGTTTGTGCGATGACCATGCGAGACAGGCTGACAGAGATCGTGGGAAAGCCTCACCTGTCTTACTCCTCTATAAAGTACGCACTCGGAGACATGAAACTCTGGGAGATGTACATGAGGGGACAACTAAAGAAAGAGTCAGAGGCTCTGTATTTCGGCAGCCTGTACGACATGCTGCTCTTCGAGCCAGAGAAAGCGCAAGAGACTTACTACACACTCGATGACGCAGACATCATCAAAGAGATTGGTGGCAAGTCTCCACGCAACACCAAGAAGTATCGTGAGTGGAAGGAAGAGACTCTTGACTCCATGGATACTACAGACAAAATGTTAGTAAGCAACGAAGAGTGGCGACGAGCTAACGACATGATCAAGCGTCTAAAAGAATGCGGTCTTTACGACAAGCGATTTGCGGGCGGCAAGTATCAAGTAGAGTTTAATGTGGACGTCGACGGAATCCCATTAAAAGGATTCCTCGACTGCCTGAAGGATGACTGCATTATTGACTCCAAGTCCTCTCGTTCTATTAACAAGTTCAGGTACGACGTCAACAGCTTTAGCTATGACATCCAGGCCTACATCTACACCAAGGTGTTTGACATCAAGGATTTCTACTGGGTTGTGCAAGAGAAGGCATACCCGTTCTTTCCTGCAGATGTAAAGTGCTCAGACGAAACCTTGTTCAAGGGTGAGATGAAGTTTCATGAAGCCATAGAGAACATCAAGAGTTGGCTCGATGGCAACAAGCAAACCATTACACACTATGCGGAGTTTATTGTATAACACTTTTAAAATCGTATGGTACACAACGCTTGCGTTCTGTGTACACTACACTATTACACACATTTTTCCTGTTTAATCTTTTAATTTATATATCATGAGCGATAAGCAATATGATTCGGTACTCGTAGGGTACTGCGAAGAGCCTCGTTATTACGAGGAAAACCTGTCAAGCTGGTCAGTCAAACTCAAAGCCTCTGAGCTTCAAGAGATGATTGACAAGTACACAACTAGAGTTAACGAAGAAGGTCAGGGCGGAAACGTCTACCTAAAGTTATTCTTTAGCAAGAACGGTAAGCCGTGTTGCTCTGTCTTTGACCCAAACAGCGCCGCTGCTCAAGCTAGGCGTGAGGCTAAAGCAAAAGCAGAGAAAGCTCCTGCTCCAGTAGCAGAGACAGATGACCTCCCGTTCTAATAGAGCGCCTATCTATCACATGACCGCTCGTGTCGCCTTCAAGAAACGGAAGGCAGTACACGAGCGTGTTGTGTGGATAGTGTCCGTCTTTGATACTCCTAATGACATAAGCACATACGATCAGAAAACTATGACGCGCCTATATCACGAGATATACGGCAAGAATGCAAAGGCTGACAAGCAGATAATCATTAGGGAGATCGTAGACAAGAAGATGATATCCCATTCAACCCTTTCACTCGATGAACACAAGAAGCAAAATAAAAAGTAAGTGCAAGAGTCTGGAGAACCTGCTTCTACAGAAGAATGCAAAATACGGAGACTCAGCCCTAAAGCCTTTGAATATTTTTTCTGAAGCCAATGCTGTGCACGGAATAAAGGTTCGTATTGACGACAAGCTTAAGCGAATAAAGAACTCAGGTCTCGTAGACGCAACGGAGGATACGTTGCAAGACCTAGCTGGTTACCTTATCCTCCTAATGATTGCGAAGGAAAATGAAAGTAACAATATTCAAGAACGTATACGACAAGAAGAATCCACATCACATTCCGCTACCACAAGCGTTGGAGCGGATCCAGATTGGGAGGTCGAGTACTTTAGTGACTGAGGTACGTGATGGCAACAAGGAGAAAAAGAAAGAATTGCCTGTCGTATGCTTTAGCGGAGAGTTTGCGTCGCGTTCCGATGACGCGCTCTTCGAGCACTCGGGATTTATTGTTTTGGACTTTGACCACGTTGACGTTAACCAGACCAAGCGGGCTCTTGCCACGGATGATTTCATTCATTCATGCTGGACTTCGCCTAGTGGAAATGGAGTCAAAGCGCTGGTCCACATCACACATCCAGAAAGACACCGAGATCACTTCCGTGCTCTAATCAAGTACTTCGACAGAACACATGGGCTTGAATTAGATGAGTCGGGGATCAATGAATCTCGAGCTTGCTTCGAGTCTCATGACCCTGACATCATTATCAAGGATGAGTACAGCAAGTTTGGTCACTTCACAACCGAGCACGCAGAGGCACAGGTGCCGACCAACGAGGCCTACGACTACACAGACTACATGAAGCTTAACCTCGCTGCGCGTATGATTCGTAACGCAGCGGATGGCGATAAGCACCGAGTGCTTGTAAATGCGTCTCGTCTATGTGGTGGCTACATTGCGGCAAGCAAGATGGAGCACGATGAGGTCGTGCGCATCTTGCATCGTGAGATTTGTAAGCGGGATATTGAATCACAGGATCACGCTCTCAACACCATACTTGATGGGATTGAGATTGGTAAGCGCATGCCTATACGAGACATCATTGAAGAGGAGAAAGCGGTTCAACGTGAGATGTTGTTGAATGATGGAGACATGTCGTTCATCTCTTCGGATGACGAAGACTTCAGGTGGATTGACGACTACTCTCAGGGTAGGGTAGAAGTCGGACTAGACACTGGCGATGAAAGGCTTGATGAGCACTTTCGATACAAGAAGGAGTTCGTTATTGTCAACGGACACTCTAACGTGGGCAAGACAACCACCATGCTGTACCTGATTGCCAATTCAGTCGTGCGTCACGATTGGAAGTGGGTGCTATACTCCTCGGAGAATAGAACCGCATCCATCAAGATGACATTAATGCAGTTTGCTATGGACAAGAAGGTTGCAGACATGACATATCTAGAACGAAAGCAGGCGTACAAATGGGTAAGCGATCACTTCGTTGTCATCAGCAACAATCAAGTGTACGGTTATAACGATATCATCTTGTTCGTTGAAAAAGTTATGCGTCAGCAGCCCGTTGATGCAATCTTCGTAGACCCATACAACAGTTTAAAGCTGGACATGGGGCATAGAGGGGTGTCAAGTCACGAGTACCACTACGAGGCAGCTTCAGAGTTTCTTACGTTCAGCAAGGCCAACGACATTGCGGTATGGTTAAACATGCACGCAGTCACAGAGGCTCAGCGCCGCAAGGGTGACGATGGTCTGCCCGTAGCTCCGTATGCAGAGGACACAGAAGGTGGTGGCAAATTCGTAAACAGGGCCGATTGTTTCTTAACCATTCATCGAAAGGTTCAATCAATGGATTCTGACATACGCAGAATGAGCGAGTTGCATGTTCGCAAAGTTCGTGATGTTGAGACGGGAGGTCGTCCTACTGCGCTAGAGGACCCATATTACCTGATGATGAACCTTTCACACACTGGGTTCACAGACAGAATTGGCAAACGTGTTCTCTATCAACCGATTACATTTCCAAAAGAATCGACCATGACCATTCCTACAGACTGGTTGACGGTAGCGAGTTGACATTTGAAATTTCTCTTGGTACCTTCGGTATATGAAGAGACAGAAGAAGACAACGCGGAAGCGATCCAGCGCTCGTAAAAAGCAGCTGGGTCGCTACGCCAGCTCTCTTGAAAAGTATTGTGCAGATCAGTTAAAAGAATACGGGTTAGCTTTTGACTATGAGGAGCACACCTTTGAACTGATGGAAAGGTTTAGGTTTCCAAACAAATACTTTAAGATGACAGCAAAGGGCAAGGAGATGACGGACCGATCTGGGTCCGTCGTACTCCCTGTTACATATAAGCCTGACTTTGTCGGAAAAGATCACGATTGGATCATTGAAACCAAGGGATATCTACCGTCTCATCACGACTTTCCGATGAGGTGGAAACTTTTTCTTAGACATTTAGTTGGAAATGAATCAAATACGATTGTATTTTTAGCCAAGAATAGCGGTCAAGTAGATCATGCTATTCAGGAAATCCTAAAATCAATTAAGAGTGGAGACATCTGAGCTTAGCTACAGGCTGCATGAATGCTGCGACCGCATACATCAAGCCACAACAGATATGTACGAGGCCATGCACCCTGAAGGCGACCCTCACGGTGACTTCCTTATTGTTGAACAAAACGTTAGAGACTTTAGAGAGTGGGTCAACAATGAGATAGACCTGATTAGAGAACTAATAGGAGAGTACAGTGGCCAATATAAGCTCTAAAAGAAGGGCTTATTCGAACAGCACTGGCAGGATCGCTGAGGTCAGGTTTGTCAGGGCTGCTAAAAACAAGGGCTTGATTGTTGCTAAGGCTACAGCTAAGCAGGATATTCACGAGCACATTGACTATTGGCTGGCCATGAACGAAGAGGGAAAGCAATGGGGCGTAGACGTCAAGGGTAACAACTTACCCGATGAGATCTGGGTAGAATTTAATAATGTGAGAGGCGATAAAGGATGGCTGTATGGAGGGGCGACAATCATCGCTTTTGACATGCCAGAGGAGGGTGGTTTTTCTATAGTTGATCGAGAAGAACTTGCTTTCTTTTGCGAAAGACATGTAAAGAACGAAAAGGTAACTAACAAGAAGGATGCTTACCTAAAAAGATACACAAGAAAGGATAGGCAAGATGTGATTTCAATACTAAAGCTACACGATATCAAGTCTTTAATGTCATACAGGGTTTGGGAATACGATCAAAGTCATTTATTATCTTTGACTCCCCATGAAAGTAAACAGACACAAAAAAATAAAGATGAATATTGACAGGTTGCTAGAAGCGAATGCAAAGTATCAAGCGAATCACGTATGCGTAAGTAACACGCCTGAACAGCAGAAAGAAATTAATGATTACTGCAATGAAAAATTTATAAAACCAATTAAGGATATAGATCCACATTGGTTTGGGATAATCAAGAAGCAAAGCGAATAAGTATTATATTTGCACTGTTACACGGGTTATTTAGCTGTGGAACTTCGCAATCTGTAGAGGGGGGCTGCACAAGCTCCCCTCTTTTTGTTTCTTACCTTTGTTGTCGAATGAGAATAGTTATTACCATCCTGTTTATGGGCGCTATATTTATGAGCCAAGCTCAAGAGTGCTCTTTGTTAATGCCTGATAATGTGAAAGTTATGGGGCTCACTAAGCGGTATTTAGTTGTTGATCTTGATGAGGTTGAGACCGTTACTCTACCTATTGTATTTCACATTGTGCATACTGGGTTGAGTTCAGAGAACAACATATCTGACGAACAAGTCCTCTCTCAATTGCAAGTTTTAAACGAAGAGTTTGAGGACAGCAAGATACAATTCTGCTTAGCCGCTAGAGATCCAGATGGTAATCCATCGGTTGGTATAACTAGGTATGACGCTTCGTGGAACGAAGAGTATTTATATGACGGTGTATCAAACGGAGCAATGGGCTCAAGTGGGTGGGGCCACGAAGACATGATGCAGTCTTCTGGTTGCTGGAATCCTGATGAATACATAAACTACTACATAGTTTCTGAGATCAACGGCAACGACGGAGGTAATGGTATTCAAGGCTTTGCATACTTAGGACCCACAAATGACTGCAGAGATGGGGTTGTTTGTCTGTATAATGTCACGGGCACAGAAGGTGTTGTTAAGTTGGGGAGAGAGCTTGGGTTTACTGGAGTCCACGAGATAGGTCATCATCTATCTCTGTACCATACGTTCTCAAACACAATGGACTGCTTTGAGAGCAACTGTGAAACTCAGGGAGATCTAGTCTGTGACACTCCTGTGACATTCGCAAATCAGTCTGGCTGTGACTTACCCACATGCGAGGGGGCTCTCACTGAAAACTTCATGGACTATACCATTGAGAGCTGTAAGGAAAGCTTCACTGTTGGGCAGTCAGAGCGTATGCACGAGCAGATACAGACTGTCAGGTCTGAACTCGTAGACAACCTATCTTGTGTGCCTGTGGTTGACTATGACGTCACCCCGTATACAGCTATGTATCAAGAGGATTGGTGTACCCCGTATCAAGATATATGGATTGATGTTTCAAATCAGGGCAGCACCACCTTAGACTTAGTAGAAGTTCAGCTTTATTGCAACGGTGACGAATATGTAGAGTACATATACGACATGGGTGTTGGTGTTGAGTCAGTTTTGTTTGAACAGGTTTTTGTTGACGGAGCTCAACAGTTTGAGGTTCAGACTATTAGCGCTCAGGACCAGTACGAGGACAATGACTACGCATGGTGGCCACTCTCCACCGACGATGGCTACCTTATGCAGATCACAGTGGACACAGATGTCTGGGCCAACGAAACTAGCTGGGACATATACGACTCATCTGGCGAGTTGCTTATAGGCGACGGGGGATACCCCATTCAATCAGGCCCATACGAATATGAAGTTTGTGTGTACGACGATTGCTACGACATAGTTATTACTGACACTAATGGTGATGGGTTCTGCTCAATAGACTTTGACAATGATGGAGCTTGTGATATAGGCTCTCAAGGTATTACTGCAGTTGTAAACGGACAGGTTGTTTTTGGCACTGAATTTGGACAGCAGTTCTCTGTGTTGGAAGAAAGCTTTTGTATAGACATAGAGCCATGTCCGTTAGACTTTGATGGCAATGGGACTATAGGCAACGGCGATATTATATACATGGTTGGTGAGTGGGGGTGTGAAGGCGACTGCGAAACAGACCCGAACAATGATGGGACTGTGAATGTTTTTGACTTGCTTTATGTGCTTACTGAAATAGGCACCAACTGTCCGATAGAGCAAGACCTTTCTATTGGCATGCTAAAGCAACTAACTGTTGCATCTTCTAGCATTATTGGTGGGGCTTCGCCACGCATATACGATGTATCTGGGAGAAGAGTTAGGGGTCAGATAGAAAGCCTTGCTACTGGGGTGTACATATTGAAGTGGGGCAACGTAACCAAAAAAGTATTTGTCCAATGAAAAAGCTGCTGTGGTTTTTCTTGCCTCTAGTTTCTTGGGGGCAATGTGACATAGAGATAATAGGATTCAACCCTATATCCACTGACATGACTATCGCTGTCAACGGAGGGTACTGCGGGACCCCCTCAGACTCGATTGGAGAGTTCTTGCTTGCACTATCTTTTACCCCGCCTATAGAAGACATACAAGATGATTTTCCTTGCTTCTATGAGGACGGCTGGGCTAAATTAATATTTCCGTTAGACTTTCCTGGATTCGACATAGGCGAGGGTGAAGACGACATACTTCAGACGGGCGACACTATTACTTTTAATCTTGCAGAAACGCCGTGGGCTGGATCTGGATCTGCAGACTGTTGGATTGATGTAATGCAAAGCGCAGCATACTTTATGGAGTGTGTGATAATAACTGTGTGGCAGATAAATGACAGCGAGAGCATAACAGGCGTAGGCGGACTTGCGGGATTCCCATATCCAGATGAAGATATATGGAACAGCTGGATCATGTGGTCTCTAAATGGCGCTTGTTCGCCACCGCCACCCCCAATCGTATACGGATGCACCGATATGTTCGCATACAACTACAACGGAACTGCCACGATAAACGACGGAAGCTGTGTGTATCAGGGGTGCTTAGATCCTGACGCGCTAAACTACTGTGAGGAATGCACTATAGAAGGTGACTGCATATATCCTCCAGACGACAACGACCTAGGCATTGATTGTAACGATCCATCTATCTACGTTCCAAATACTTTCACGCCAAACAACGACGGAATAAACGATGTCTGGAGGCCCATAACCAAGCAGGATTGCTGGTGGAAGTGGGAGTGCCGCGTGTACAACAGGTGGGGCACGTTGGTTTGGATAAGCTACGACCCTAACGACAAGTGGATAGGGGAAAGGCTTGAGTACTTTGTTCCCGATGGGGTGTACACCTGGATGATACAGGGTTCCACATGGGAAAGCAATAAGGTTGTAAGTATGACAGGTAACGTAACTATCTTCAGATAATTACTCTACTTTATTTTTTGCTAGCAACAGCTTGATCTCTTGAATATCTTTTAATAGCTGCTTGACGTCGGCCTTAAACTCTGCGTTGTCTGTTTCAAGAGCATGAACGCGAGAGCTCAGTTTACCGTAGTCGTTTTGGAACTTTATCCAGCCACAAACTAACGCCCCTGCTACCGTTAGAAATTCAAAATGAGTTAAGTTTTCTAGCATAGCCAATAATTATGACCCGCAGGCCTCACATTCCTCTGGGTTCTCGATATTGCAAACCAGCTCGCCGCTTTTAATCTTATCTTCTTGCTTCTTTAGCTTATCGGCATCAAGAAATTCGCAGCAAAAATCCTCTTCGTTGATCATTTTCTAGATTTTTCTATAGTCCTTCCCGCAAAGTATGCCCCAAAAGAAGTAAGCATCAGGATCTCCAGCAAAGATACATAAGAATTTTTGACGTTAAAAGGCAGCTGATCAAGGGAGTCCAAAACCATTGTAGCCATAAACATTATCATTAGGCAGATTAAAGTAACTGGTCTTATGTACTTTGCAAGCTTGACATCGCTACCCATATCCGCCTTCCATCTTTCGGTTACGTTATTTTGAAATGCAATTTCTGCATCAACTATAGCCTTAGCTTCTGCGGGATCTACGTCATCCTCTTTATCTAAAAGGTTTTTTACAATGCCGAGCGCTCCCTTGTCGGGGAGCAGCTCGCCTACCGTGTCTAATACGCTGGGCGCCTTGTCTTTGAGCCAGGCCCCCAGCCGTGTGTTTTTAATTTTGTCTTTCATGTATTGCGTTTGTTATAGCGTTCCTTGATCTCGGGTCTATGTACTTGCCCCTGAGTTCGTAATAGGCTTTGTTGAACTGGCTGATCTCAACTAACTCAGCCTCAGTAAGTTGATGAATAGCATTGATCCTGTCGATGTAGTCCTCAATCTTCTGGGCATTTTGCCTTGCCTCCCTGATAATCTCAAGTCTTTTCTTGGTGCCCTTTAGCACTTCATTGAGCTGTTGCACGCCTACGAAGTTCAGCCCCTGAGCATCCGTCTCACCTTTGTCAATCTCTCTTGTGTACTGCCCTAGCTCGTTGACGTTCTCTGTGAAAACGTCGTAGTTATAGTACTTGTTCTCCTTTCCGTACAAGATGTTAAGGAACGGGATGTCCTTTCTTTCGATGGGCACGGTGTCCTCTTCGCGCATGGTAAACAGTTCATCAAGGAACTGATCAGAGCTTTCGAGATTTTGCAGTCTAGTCACCTTTCTCTTAGCCACCTCGTATCCGATACGGCCAAGGTTTGCCACCTGGCCTATGGTCTTTCCGAGGCCTGCGGTGTATGAGGAGATGAGATATGCGTATGGGTCTGGATTAAAGTCAAGCGGTCCGCTTACATTTTCTGTGCCCTTTCCACCAAGCGCGTTTAGATACTTGGCTAGTTGCTTGACAACCTCAGGGGATCTGAATGACAGAGTCCACTCTGGCACTGGTGCTCCAAACGGATACTGCTCTCTGATAATCTGGTTGCCAGTAAAGGATGTATTAGAATACAGGTCAACTGGGAATCTAAGAGCAGTCGGCAAGAAGCCCAACCCGATCCGCTCAATCACGTTGTCCCCCTGACCAAATCCGAGAGGAGAGAAAGAGTTCAACGCCCCCATACCGAGGAACACACCCCCATCGATGATGTCTCTCTGTCCAGTAGACAGCTCACCTATGGCCATGCCTATGTTATTAAACATGTTGTATCCGTATGGGATAGGCAGGGTAAGGTAATCGCTAGGTCCGTCTCCGTAAAAGATGATGGAGTTTCTCTCCTTCACGTAGTCAGGGATGGTGTTGTAGTACAACTCACCATCCTCCCCCTCTCCAGACATGGCAATGTTGAACAAGGTCTTCATCACCTCAAAGGCTACGACACCTCCAGCCAGCTTTGCTGTGGCAGGGGCCCTATTAAACCAGCCGTCTGACTGGCCGTTCTGACCTGGAGGCTTAGCCTTGGGTGTGGCCATGGTTCTTGTAAACCTGGCCGCAGACTGAGACGCTGCGTTGAAGAACAGATACATAGAGTTGTAGCTTGAAGACGCCTCACCTGATCTGTTAAAGTTCACGGTTATGTTCTTAGATAGCTGTGCTGCTCTTTGCTTTGATACTCCGACCTTGCGAGCCTCTAGGTAGGCCGCAAATCTAATCGCGTTCTCAAAGGCCTCGTTGATGCCCTCGATATACTCAAAGATTTTCTTACCCTGATAGAATCCCTTAAGAATTTCCTTAGCCTTAGCTGGATCCCCTGCTGCTTTCTCAAGTTTGCCCTGGATCTCGGCGATGGTTTCAGAATACGCCCACCCAGTTCTTCCTCCTGACTGCTTCCACTCCTGCAACTGTTTGGCCATCTCGGGATCGAGGTCGAACCCAAAGACGCCTTCCTTTAGCAGGGGCTTGAGCACCTTAAGCGATGTTGACACAACATCCCTAGAGAACTCACCTGGCTTTAAGCCGAAGCCAGTCATAATACCACCGTCTCTCTCCACCTCAGACATGGCGTTGAATACGGCAGAGCCTATGTCTCGAACGTAGTTCTTAATGAAGAACGCGGGATTGTACACGGTTGCAAAGTTTCTTAGCAAAGAGATGTACTTACCCATGCTCTTTACGGCTGATCCTGTTTCTTCCTCCGTAAGTCCGTTCAAAGCATCAGCATAGCTCATGTCCTTGAAGAAGATAAAGTGCTGCTTACCGTTGATGCGAAGCGGCACCATGTGACGGTGAGCCTTCATCTCCGCTACGTTCATCTTCTGCTGAGAACCATCATCAGCAAGCTTGGTCATAGGGTTGGCTTCGGAGTAAAGCTTCCACACACCCTCATTCGGGTTCTCCTGAACCAATCTATGGAGCGAACGCATAGACTCATCCTTTCTTGCACGCTGCTTAATTGACATGTTCTGAGCAATCACAGATGCCACGATATTCGTGCCAGTTCTAGACTTTCTACCCTTGGCCTTTTTACTTGACATACCATAGACAGAGAAACCGCCTCCCCCTGTTGGGTAGGAGTTGCTTTCTTCTGACTGCTCATCAAGAGCCAGGCCATTAAGCGGTACGTAGTTCTTGAATAAAGACTCCCAATGAGCAATGACCTCTCTTGATTCAAGGCCGCCTTCTACCATGGTCCTTCGTGTGTTAGCAACGATGTCGTACACAAGGTTTACTGAGTCCATGATCTCAGGGGACATAAGCTCGTCGATGATTGCGTCGGCCTCTTCGTTGGTCATACCAGAGCCTGCGTCCAAGTCCTTTCTCTTCTTGGAGATATGTGCGTTGCGCTCCTTAGCGTGCAGCGCATATAGCAAGTCAGACAGATCTTCAACCGTGTGGCCAGAAACCTCAAGGCTCTTACCTATCTTCTCTATCTCTCTGCCCAGCGACTCCATGTCCTCTCTTACCTTTCCGTAGAAGAGATCGATGGCCATCTCAAAGTCCTGAGACTCAGGCACTCTCTGACCCCTGAAGACCTCGATGTCCTGCTGCAAAAGCATGATATCGCTGTACTTGTCCTGCAGCCTTCTTGTGATGGTCTGCAGCTTCTCTCCGTACGGGGTAGCGGTAGACTTCTCCCAAGCACTGTTACCCTGGGTGTACACTCTACCCATCAGCCTTCTAGACCTCAAGGCCTGAGAGCCTCTAGCAAACTTAGACTCCTGCTGAGCGTGCTGACCAAACCTCCTCATGATGCGAGGCTTGTCAGGATTGTATATTACGTCAGCGTCAGAGGCCTTATCGTAGAGGGCGTAAGCCACGTCATTCATGCTCTCTGCCATAACAGCAATCGGGAAACCGTTGTTGAAGTTATCTCCAGTCGTATCGTCTAGCTTCTCCGTAGTGAGCCCAGACGTTCTCGCAACATACGTAGCAACTATTCTTCCCGTACCGTCGGCTCCTAGATCGTTGAATCTAGGGTCGTTCATGGTCTGTAATATCTCCTCTTTGCTCAGGAAGCCATCGTGATTCTTTGCCTTCATGCCTTTGACAACCTTGTCGATAAAAAGACCCCTTCCCTCAAATCCAAGCTGCTCATTTACATGCTCAGGAAGGTTGGACATAAATTCAAGAAACGCCTCAAGTCCCTGCTCGTCTTGAATGGTGACGCGATTCTTTTTGACCTTAATGCCAGCCTTGTTCTTAAGCTTTCTGTCGTTCAGAACCCTTTCGAATTTGCTGTATTTCTTTACACTTGAGTTCGTGCCTCTCGTAGTCTGATATTCTTTCGAGGTTATGCCAATCTGACTCTTGAGCACCTCATTTATAACCGCAATGAGATCCTTATTGTAGTTGTTTCCTGACGCCTTGTTCTGACTGTAATACTCATTGACATATCTGAAGAACATCTCAATAGTCTTAGGGCTTCTGAGCGTGTTTTCTGGAGCTCTAAGGGCTATATCTATTGCTACGTACTTAGCGAACTCAGGCATGTCCGTAATCGCACTAGCGCTCTCTCCGTTAACGTGAGAAGAAAGCATTGCATCATTGAATGCAACTGCACCAAGCGGACCTCCTATTTGATTCTGAATGAGCGCAATCCCGTTGCCCTCGCTGTCCCTAAGCTGATTTCCCTTCTTGTCCTTGATCACCCAAGCAACCTCTCCATGTCTAGTTCTGTCATAGAGAATAGCCTTGCTTACCATATTGTTCATAAGGCTTTTAACGGTGATGCCAAGCTTCTTGGCTGCCGCCTCGAGAGCTTCTCTTCTGTTCTTTCCAAACACAGCCCTGTCGCTGAGAGACAACGCTTCCTGTTCCGTCATGCCGATCGACATGTTGATGTAGTCGGAAGACCCCATGTCTCCATAGGTTTTAGGGCGGCCCTTCTTCTTACTGCCAATACCGATATCTCCTGTTGTCACCCTTGTGGACCTGAGGGGTCCACCAGCCTGAGCGTCGAGCACAAAGTCAGCACCCTCCTTGATCTCCTCAAGTCTAATGGTGGCATAGGACAACTCGTCCTCTGGTATCATAGACAGGTCTTCGACTCTTCTCTTCCTGGAGATAGAGCCTGGGGGTAACAACTCCCACACGTTGACCCCAAGCTCAGTGGCTTCGTATTCGAGCTGAGCGTTAGCCTCGTCTGCTGTAAGAAAGTCATAATCCTTTGCCAGATCAAAAAGCTCTGGAGCATTCTTCCTGTCCAAGACATAAACGGTTCTGTCAGACCTGGCTTGAACTTTAGCATGAACCTCGGCGATGTCAATGCCTGAGTTCATGAGAGCGAGCATGTTGTTTCTCTGCTGCAGCTGGAATCTAGCGGCCTCAACAGGTGTAAGAAACTGGGTGTCTGCGTCCACGACAGGCTTGAAGGAATGAAATTCAAGGCTAAATGTTTTGCCTTCCTTAGACTCTATGTTCTTAAACATATTGTGAATACGAGAGGTCTCTTGAACTAGGCTGCCTCGCTTCATTGCTACTTCCCTACCTATGTCCACCCTAGTCATAAGGTCGTTCATATTTCTCTCCCTTGGGAGCTGAAGAATAGGCTTCATGACCTTTGGCTTGCCATCCTTATCAAGTCTTGGCTTAGGGTAGTTGAGGTTAAATCTCTTTCCGTCTCTGAAGAAGTGGATGTCTCTGATAACCCCCTCTCTTCTACCGTTGCCAGTCATGCTGGCATACCAGTTTGCAAAGTGTCTGTAGTCGTTGAACGTCTTGCTTCTCTGGCTGTCCATCTGAGACCCTCTGCCTACACGGGGATTAGCCTCCAAGTCTCCGAAGTTGAATACGTTCTGTGTCCAGAAAATCTCCACGTTCTGGAGATACTGCTTCTTGCTAGCAAGTGGTTGACCGCTTTCGATCTCTGCGATATCCTCTGCTGTCTCAACCTGCTCTGGGGTTGTGTACATCTCCCCAAGCGACTCACCCTCTGCAAAGTTCTTAAACCTCAAAACAAGGTTGATGAGGTCAGAGTCGGTTGATGCGTCTGGGAACCCCGTGATCTTAGAGAACACATTACGAACCACAGCCTTGACGCCTAGGTCAGAGATCTCAAAACCCTCGATGGGGTTTTGAGATCTTATGAACTCACCCTCAGCGATTGCCTCAAACAGAGCTGTGATAAGCTCTCTATCTCTTTCGCCTCTCGCTGCCTCCGAGTACTGCATGTCCAACGCCTCAACAAGCTCCTGAACTCTCTCAGACTTGAGGCCCCTGATCTGTTCGGCAAGATCGTACACCATCTCGGGATTATCCTGGAAGAGAGGCTCGAGGAAGAAGTGCGTGTACTCGTGGAATGCAACTCTGCTTAGGTCTGCATCCTTGTGTATGTGGATCTCGTGAGAGCCGTCAGGTCTCTCCATGTACAGCCCCTCGGTGACAAGCTCGTTCCTGAATGGCACAGGCGCCTCGCTTCTCACACTCTCTCCATTGACGTATGCAAGAGACTCGTCATCGTGAAGGACAATGCTTACGCGCCTACCACTTCCCTTTGCTTGATCAATGACATTCTGAAGAGCCTTAATTTCGGAGGCGGTGAACTGTGAGAGGTCCACCTCTTGATCTCCGTCGATGACAACTTCTCTCGCATCCGCAAACCCTCTTGATCTCCAGTCTTGACCCTGCGTTGTAACGAGTCCACCAAACGAGTCCACACCGATCCTTCCCTCGCCAGAGAACATAAGCAACCCGAGGTTGATATTCTGTATCTGCTTGCCGCCCTTATTGTACGCATCTTGCAGCTCAGCAAATCTCTCCTGAGACATACCTTGAGCGAAGTCATACATAGGGTTGTTGGACGCAGCCACAAACCTTCCGTTCCAATCTCTAAGCCTTCCGTTCTGATCCAGCTTGCCCCCGCCGATACGTACGTTCTCGAGGAACTGATGATAGTTGTTCGCGATAAGCATATCTGCCACCAGCGCTGGGTTAGATCTACCAAGCTGCTCAAGCGCGTTACGAGTTGCCTCGTTGTTGGCGTCTATCTTGTTTAGCTCTGTTTCTATCTTGGCAAGAACCGCTCTATCCGACTTGGTCGGAGTCATCAGGTAGTTCTCAGAAAGCTGAACCCTCAAGGTGTCAAGCTTTCTTCTAGTCTTAGCTGGCAAAACATCGTTCATGAATTGCTGAAAAGCCGTGAGAGCTACAGTATCGTTGAACTGATCGTTCATAAAGGTCCGCATGAAGCTGGCCTTAGCATTCTCCACAACGACAGAGCCGCCTGGCAAGAAGCCCATGTACTTGCCCACGTTAGCGCCGTGAGTTCCAAGCTCCTTCCCCACAAGGAACGCCTCAGACAAAGACTTACCCTCCATGAGGGCTGTGTCAAACCCCTGAGAGAATCCAGTCACAAACTCTGCGGCGCTCTCTTCTACGACACCTACACCTGTAGCAAGGGTAATACCAGCGGCGCCTCTTCCGATTCTGTAGAATACGTCAGCACCTGTTCCAGCCTTGTACCCTGTAGTGGCAAACGGAGAGAACCGAGTCCCCCTAAGGAACTTACCCGCGATACCTATGGTACCAGCAGACACCGCCTCACCGAAGCCTTCGGACATTCCGTATCTAAGAGAATGCCAGAACCTATCCTCAGGCGAAAGATCCTTAAGCAGCTCTTCATTCATAGACCCATAGTACCTGTCAGACCCCACCATAGCGGTAGTGAATGCGAAGGTTGGGGCTGCTGTAACAGCGAAAGCTGCAGCCATGCTCATGCCACCCGTGACAGGAGACAAGGCCAGGCCTGGTGCCATCATCGCGAGAGACACAGGCATAGACTGTATGGCCTCAAGCGCATACGTTCTCTCTATGTCTGATGCTATCTGCCTACCGATATCCTCTTTGATCTTCAGTCCGTTTGCAAGAAGGTCTGTCTCGAGGGATATGGCGTCCTTGCCAAAAAGCTTCCAGGTCTTAGCGTCGACGGCATACTGGCTCATCTGAAGCTGGAGCCTATACTGCTCAGCCTCTATTTCTTTTCTCTTCTCTAGATGCTTTTGTTTATTTCTCTCCTGTTCTTGCTCGGTTGCGAATCTAAACGGAAGGGCTCCTGGCATATCAAGCATTCGCTCGTCTATGACCAGTCCAGAAGCTGTACCCATTGCGTCTATTTGCTTCTCAAGCTCTAGGGTTCCTATATCCCAGCTAATATTAGCTTCATCCCAGAACTCAGCCTCATCACCGATGACATTGTTCTCGTCCAGCATGAACTTGAACATGTTTGGAGATACAGCAGTTCCCTTGAAGGACTGCTGTATGTCGTAGAAGTCGCTGCCAATCACAGACGTGCCAAAGACTTCGGCCTCGATATCCTTGGCGAGCTTCTCGAACTCTTCTGTACCCTTCTCTATTCCCTTAAGCTGCGCAATTCGGTTTACCTGCGCCGATAGGTTGGCGTTCATAAACTTCTTCAGAGCGTTTGCTTTGAGCTCTCTGACGTATTGATCGGTCAGGTCTCCTGACTGATCGAGCTGACTCTCAAGGGTTGCAATCTCTTTCTCTATGTCAGAAAGAAGGGCGTCACCCTGAGGAACTGACCTCATGCTCTTCAGGTAGTTTTCTTTTCTTAGCTTGACTGCATCCAGCTGTGCCCGAACAGAAGCCTTTCTCTCCTCCAAGAACTCAGGGCTAATCTCCGTGTTGAGGTACTCGTCAATAGACCCGTCCTCTAGGCTCAGTCCTCCAAGCAAGTCTGACGCATTGTACAGGGCTCTGGTTGAGATCTGATCTCCTATAAGAAGTGGGGCTCGCCCTTCGGGACGCATGATATTAAATGCTGACCCTGGCAAGAACTGTCCAGTAACTGACTGCTGTGTAATAGAAAATTCTCCTGAATCTACACCAGCCTTGAATGCAACAGGGTCAATCTCCCTCAGCAGCCTCGTGGCATTGTCCTGAAAACCTGACTTGTAATTTTCGTAAGCAGATTGATATGCGTCAAATGACTCAGCATAAGGCTGATACACCTCTTGGTCGTACGCATTGGTTATGCTTTGCTCGTACGCTTGCACTGCAGGATCAAAGACCTCGGTTTTGTACGCCTCGTTTATCCTGTTGTTAGCGGCTTCTAGTTTAATGCGGTCCTGCGCAGCATCGCCTGTTGATATGACAGGGTCAAACCTATCTTGATTGACTTCGTACCAATCGTCAATGGACTGAGGCTGCTGAAAAGAAAATGTTTCTCCGTTCTGTTCGAACCAAGAGTCAAACGCCATGGGGTCTTCAGGCGCCGTAGGTGCGGTTAGTCCGTACTCATCGAGCAAAAGCTGGCCCGACTCAGACTCCGCTAGTATATCAAGAGCGCTTGGCTCCGAATCCGATTCTGTATTCTCTCCCTCCAATGGAGAAGAAGATGCCGAAGGAGATGGAACTTCTGGTTCTAAAAAAAAAAGATTCCTCAGGTGGACCCATCAGTTCATCCAAGAACTCTTGATTGTTCTGGCTATCAGACATAGACTTTCTTTTTTACAAATATAGCAATTACACTCCAGCTGGCAATGACGCATTGATTTGTGCCGTCTCGTCATTCCAGTTGTTTAGTATCTCCATCCCCTTCAAGATCTGCTCTCTTCTTTCTCCCTTCACCCCAGCTACGCGACCTATTTGAGCCACGATGCTTATCCACTCTTGGTTAGGGGTAGAGTTGCCATCGATATTAACAGTAGTTGGCTCAACGAGAATAGGTATCTCCTTCTTGCGCTTAATCTTGTTCTCCTCGATAACAACTCCAGGGAGTGCTGACAGTCTTGAAATCTGCTCTTCAGTGTAGTTGTTCCTATCTTCTTCTATGTACGTTTCGGCCATAACAAAGAGCCTTCGAGATGTGTCCATACCCACAGAAGCTACCTTGTAGTTGTCCCCAACCATAGTTCTGCGAGCGCCGTTAAAAAACTCTGGGTTCCAACTAGATTCAACAGTAATTGTAGATCTTCCTGCGGTTGTTCTAGGGACCATAAGTGCTGTAATTCCTTCCCCATACGTATTGTCAGGAAGCACGGAGCCTAGCATCCGTGGTTGCATTTCTGCAAACGATTGAATATCAAATTGTTGTGACCCAGGAAAGGCTTCGTTAATCCCAGTAGTCTTGCCGTCACTGCCCTGAACCTCAACTAGATTTCCTCGCAAGAACTTCATAGTTTCTTCAACGTATTCTCTGAGCTGTATAGGTACGTAGCTGCCGTCTCCTGGGTCGTTTTCTGCGTCTTTGGCAATGGCCGCCTGTGCAGCGGGACCGTAGTTCTGCTCAAAGGTTGCATTGGCTGTGGCAGCAACCGATTGATTGCCCATAGCCGTGGCAGTAACCCAAGCTCTGAGCTCTGCCTCTCTTTGCTCAGGAGTCAGGCTTTCGTTTTTTCTCAACCTAGTGGCTGCAGCAGAAAAGTCCTTAGAGAACTTTCCTGGAAGCAGGTTGGCATACGGGGATGTTGTGGGGGCAAAGTACTCCTTGGCCCCGCGTGTTGGAGACTGATGTACTAAGCCGAACTGTGGCTGACCTTGCTCATTCATAAGTGGATTCCCATTGATATCCGTGTACATTCCGTACGCATCACCAGTAGCTGGGTCAATCTGTATTGTAGACGGATCTACGCCCCCATTCTTCCAATTCTGTAGCTTTAGGTTGTAAGAATTTATGTCGTCCTTAAGCTCGAGAGTGTTATCCGTCCACTTCTCCGAACCAGACACCCATCCCTCAAGCTTAGCACGCTCGGCTTTTGTGTTATCCGTGTGCGCCTTTAGCTCCTCGAACCTTGTCTTAAGTGTAGCAACGTCTTGCTGGAACTCATCCCTGTTGTTGCCGCTGTAGTGGTAATTATCGATACGATCTTTCATCCACTGCTTTTTTACATTGAAGACTTCTCTGTCTATTTCAGACAGGCCCTCTACATCAAAACCATAAAGCTCCTTGGACTGATTGTCTTGAATCTTTTGCTGCTCGGCAGCAATAATCATTTGTTGCGCAGCTTGCTGCTGATTGCGTTGATCAATCAGCATAAGCTGTTGATCTACAATGTCAGAAAAAGTAGGCTGAGTAGCTTGAGGCTTAAGGTAGTCGTAGTACTTCTGTTCAGGCATAGCCGTTCATTTTCTTTTCGTAGTAGTCGTCTTGGAACTGTGGTTCGTTGATGAATCTCACCGCATCATACAGCTGCATGAGGTCGTCTACGAGCTCTGGACTTAACTCGGTGCGGCCAGTTCTTACAGCCTCAAGCTCAAGCGGATCGATCTTGTCAAACCCTTGACGCATGTTGCCCGCATCAAACGGGTCGATAACGTACTCACCCCCTGTCTGACGGATACCTGTGTCGACAAGCTGGCCGTGTTTACCTTGCGCCATGAGGATCATGTCGTTAGTGTCGTGGTCGTACTCGCCTGGGGTCTGCTGTACAGACCCGCCCGCAGAAAAGCCGTATGGGTTCTGCTCGGTCTCAATACCCAAAACCTGCTGGCCTTGATCTGAACCAACTTCAGGTGTCACAACCCCTGCCCCCTGCTGCGATGAGTCGATTTGAATCTGCTGATTTTCTGGAACAAAAGGAGTCTGTGGAACAGGGTCTGTAGACGGCTCGCCACCCATGTTTCCGCTCATGTTTTTGAGCTGATTCTTTATCTGATCAATGCCGCCCGATTGAGCAAACTGACCAGCACCCATAAGGCCGATTTGAGCACCACGACCTTTGCGCTGCTGAGCTAATAAACTTTCTTGCTGTGCGGCTGCAAGCTGCTGATTAACAGCATCTAGCTCACTAGCCTTTTGCTGATAGTCTTGCTTGAATCGGTTGAGGGCATCGGTCTGTGCCATCTGTAATCCCTGCCCGAACTGACCCTGTGCCTCTGCTCTTCTCTGTGCGTCCTCTGCAGACTCCTGTTTCATGGCTTGAGCGTACAACTTTGACGGGTCTACACCAGCCTCAAGCGCCATAGCTTGAGCTGCCAGGTCATCGGCAGGATCTTCTGCAGGTGTTTGGAATCCCAGAATAGCCGCGTTACGTGTAGCCTCAGCCACGGTGTTAGGGTCCATAGACCCAGGAGCACGTATACTATCAAGCTCGCCGCGTATCGCTTCTGCTTGGCCGCCCAGATCCTCTATCTGAGCCTCTGCTTCTTTCTGTGCTCTGCGGCCACCAAAGAAATCAAGTGCGCCTGCACCCAAACGTAAGGCGCCTTGACGTCGCTGCGCTGTTTGTAACTGATTTTGATATGCCGCCCTTTGTTCGGGAGACATCTGTGCTAGACTCAATGCTGCAAGCCTATCTGTATAAGCGCTCATGATGCAAATTTAGTTATTCTGACCTAAACTGTGGTCAAGTTTGGTTTGATGCTGGTCTATATTGATGGCGAACAGCTCGTAATAGTCCGATCCAGACCTCTCTAGGTCCAGTCTCATAAACTCCCCCCTCATGTCCTCTCCGTTTACTCCGACGGGAGTAATCGAGTACAAGTACACAGGCGCCTTTTCCAACAAAAGCCTACCATTATTGTCTACAAGCTCAAGTTCTTCTCCGAAGTATGAGACTAACCCTGAGTAATAAAAGTCTGCAACGTTATTAACCTCAGGGAAATTATCGTTTATATACATTATGGAATTTGTGTACGAATCGTATTCATACCTAGACTCGAAGCCATCCGTAAATTCCAGCTGTGTTTCCGAGTCGGTATAACTCACTACGGTTGAGGACGTCAATCCAGGCACATATCTAGACACCTCATCAGATATAGATATTGATTGATACGCACTAGCCGATTCATTATCTAGTCCAAAATCATATAAATCTGCAACACTAAAACTCTTAAATAAAATACCAAGCTGCGAGGGTACGGTGTGAACCTTTCCTGATACTTTGATTTTATTTTTCATATATCCTGGCTGCGAAGCATTAAACAAGTCTCCAACAGTAGTTTTACCTACATAGGTGTATGTCATTTGCTTGTTAAGCGTATCCTTAGGGATATCTATGTAGTGCTTACCCTCTTTTGTTACAAGAGAATTAGAGTTAATAGAGCTTTTCTGAGTATCTCCCGTTCTAGTCTCGAAGTCAACCTTCCAACTACCCGAGGTAGACTCAACAGAGAAGGCCTCGTAAATTTTTGTAGCTGACGGATTGTTGTTGGTAATTACAGACAACTTCGATGGATATTGAGTACCGTAAAAATTGTTGTAGCTAGAGCTGGAGTCGTGCACCCACACTCCAGCGTTAGATTCAGACCTATTAAACGATATTAGATCGGTCTTTGTATTCGAATAATGAACTGGCTCAAATGAGTATTGAGTCTTCCAGTCAAGAGATTTTGTAGAAAATGCTATTGTCATAACTTAACCTATAGTTGCTTGATCACCTCCGAAACTAGTAAAGTCAATTACTGATCTTCCGTTTGCTCTAAAGCATATTGGAAGTAAAATTTCTTCATTTAAACCGCCCTTATAAGTAGTCAATGCTTCTCTAACACTAGGCTCTAGCTGAAATAGAGCATATCCATTTAACGGGAATGGCTCCTCCCCTCTAAGAAGTTTTGTCACTAGGTTTTCAGAAGTGTTGTCTCCAAACACAAATCCGTCGCCTTCTTCTGAGACACTTCCTTCAGGGAAGTCGTCTTGAAGAAGCTGATCGAAAGGTATATTATAGAAGGGAAGGCCAGAGTTTTCTACAGTTGCGTCTATCGTAGTGCTATCAGCCATCTCAAAGGTTGTTAACCAATTCAAGGTGTCATCGACGATGGCCTCCTCTATGATGCCCGCAGCAATCATGAGGTCAAAGAACATGGAGCTATTTGCGTCTCCGTCCGCATCTTTGAACGATTTGATTGGAGCTATCAAGCAGAGATATGCTTTAAGCTGATTTATGTTTTTAACAACAGCAGGAAATAATCCACTGTCATCTACAGAGGTGTCCCACAGAAAAGCTGGAAGCCCTTCTGAGGTCCAAGGATCATTTCCTTTTGTAATATACTCCCTCCACTTAGACAGCAATGAATTAGGTCCTGTATACGGTATGAAACAATTTTCGTTGCTGCTAAGAGAATTTCTCACGTCAATAGCGAATGCCTCAGAAGCAAAGCCTGTACCCTGGGCCGCTACAGAAAATACGTCAGGTCCCTCGAACGTACTGGTAAACCATGTCTCGAATTGATCTGCAGACACAACCCTGGTTCCGTCGTCATAGTCTACGCAATCAACGTTAAAGGAATAATATGGATTGAGTCCATTGACTGGGCTGAACAGAACAGCAACAACTGGTTCGTCGTTATCATCTACAACACCTTCCGCTCTCAGTGAGTTGGTTATCAAGGTATTAAGTTCTCCAACCGTAACCTCTGTGTTGTTCTGAACTATTTGATCAAGGTTGATTCTAATGCTGTTGTTTATAGAAAATGCTGCAGATGCAGAGCCTTGTTCAACCATCTCTGTTGAAAGCTCTTCAATTCCTATCCTGACTGGAGATAGTATATCATCGAGGTCACAGCACTTTGAGTAATACTGACTGCGATCAACAACAACATTGCTTATAAATGCTGGGTTGCCGACGAGGTCCTCTGGCACCTCAAAGGCACCTGTGGTAAGAACAATTTCCTGAGCGGCAGATTCGGAAAAAACCTGAGCTACGCCGTCCCCTTGAGTAATTACAGAACCATTTCTAGAATAAGACGCTAGCTCTCTTTCCGTCAATAGATACTCTTTCTTTTTTGGGTCGTAACCGCCAAAGAACTTCATTACGTTTGTGCCCGTAGGGGTTTTCGTCAAGAGGTTTCTAAAAAAGCTTGACATTCCCTTTGCAGATATGTCCATTATGCCGTTACTTCCGCTAGACCTAAACACCTTACCGAGCTTGCTGCTTACGAAGTATGCAGCTGAGTCTATTATAGACACACTTTCTGGATGGTTTGTTCCAGCCTCTCCAGCATAGTATCTAGGCGTTCCTAAAACCTTAGATGACGCAATAAGACTTCGCTCATTGTCTGCTGTAGATATAATGTTTCTATCTACAGGCACATGACCGACTTTGGTCTCTTGCAAAATCATAATAGAATCGTTGGTGAAAGCCATGTAGTTAATAGGGCCTCCATCTTGTTCAAGATCTTTATCGTCTGCTTGAGACGGATTGAATGAAGAGTATGCTAGCCTTTTCTTTTTTGGTAGATCTTTATCGCTATGAATGAGACTAGATGGTCTTATCCTCTCTCTGTCATTTGAATCTATCTTGGCTGGCCTTCCTATGGAAAGCGAGTCAGACTTAAATAAGTCTGACGCGCTAGACGCTTCAACAAAAATGCTTTCAAAGTTGGGCTCTCCCTCTCTCAAGAATCCGTCTTCGGTGTTGGCGTCACCATCGTCTGCAACACTTACGTATTGAGTCATTAGGCTCTGATACTGACCATTAATAATAGGCTTTTGATTTAGAGCAGATAATCTAAAGAATACATCGCCCTGAGAAATCTCAATGGGGCCTGCCTCGTTGTTTTCATTTAGGTGAATTAGCGTCCCATCTTCTGCGGCGTCCACCTTAAATGTTGGGCCGACTTCGAAGTATAGCCTCTTGTCTTCATCAATTTCTTTTATCGGTCTAAATATCTCAAACACTACGTTGTTGTCCCAGAAGCTTGAATCGTTTACTATGTTTCTAATTGCAAATCCTTCGTTAGCTGGATTGTCTCTTAAAATCAAGAACATGCCCTGCTTCCTGAAAAAATCTTCTTCATCTTCAAATGAAGTGGCATCAAGCAGGGGGTTATCTTCTGAGCTTCCTAAGCTCTCAACGCCAATAACATCAAATATAAAATTGTTAGGTAACCGCTTTTCCTGTTCGTCACCATTTACAATGCTGTTGTAAGATATAATTCTAACCTTGTCACCGCTCTCTGGCTGAAAAACAACAGGGCTACCTTCCTGAGATTTAGCCCCCCATGCGTCAGAGTAAGATATGGGATGGCCCTGAAGGTAATTCAGAGACATATATATCTTAGTCGCATTAAGGTCGGTAATATCTGCTGAATTAACTGCAAAGGCTCCGTCAGTGGAGTATTGGAAAAATTCAGAAACGGTTGTGTTTTTAGAGTATACAACCTTGTAGTGATGCGCCCATGGAGGGGGCGTCTCACCAGTCATATCTATACGAATATGTACAGGGCCAGCCTCTTCGTTCTGACGTTCTTGTGAAGAGTATCCTGGAACGTAAGCAGATCCTATGTAGTTTACTGGTCCTCGCCTACCTCGTTCGTCGAAGTATACAATCCCAAACTCGTGAGTAGCGCTTGACTTAAAAGACATAAGTGGCTTGCTAGAGTTGGTAGAAGAGTTAGTGGCAGACGCAACAACCTCTATATGGGGAGAAAGATTACCGTAAGATATTCCCGCAAACCCTGGGTGAGAGGGATGATATCCACTATCCTCTGGATAAATAATTGCACCAAATGGATCAGGATTCAAAGCTATCTCAATCTCAGTAGCAAACTCCTCATAAGTAATGATTCCGTCATTCAAATCTGACAATACTTGTTGTCTGTCGCTTTCGTCAAGTATAGGATATGGAAAGGCGGTAGGGAACAAGGGGAACTGCTCCTTAGGCGTATCGTTGATGTCGGTGTAAAAAACATAAGGCAGCACTGTGGTCTGATCTGTCTGCGGAGGCAGCCACCCGCCTTCGATTGCGTTTAATGTGTTGTCACCTTGAGATCTACCATTTAGGAACTGATAAGTACTAGGGCCTCCCTCGCCTGAGTCATAAAACCATCCGCCTGATTCAACAACACTAAGGTCGTCGTCGGCACCTTCGGCTTGAGTTGCCTGAGCTATATCCCTTAAATCGCCCCCTTGAGATATGCTAAACAGGGGGTTCATATTTATTCTGCCAGTAAAGTAAGGCCCGCTAAATATAGCTACAGCGGGAAACTCATCATCGCTTCCAAGGTTAGATGCTTGACCACCAATAACGTTTTTGCAGGCCTTGTCAGAAGGGATGCCAGTAGCCTCGGCCTTGCTTTTGTTTACAACATTTTCAAGAGAGCCAAAATCGATAATTCGAAAGTTATTGTTTCCAGAGCCAAGTCCATTAGTGTCAAACTGAAGCAGCCTACCACCGACTCGGATAGAGTTTCTTCTATTTCTCTTGAAAGGAAGTAGCCTCCCAAGATCCCTAAGAACGTCTTTCTTTAAATTTTCAAGCTCACCTGAGTTTACGTTGCTTTTATCTACAATCCCGTAGTGAGTAAACAGCACTTGACCCGTCATAGATCCTTGACTATTATTGCCGTATACGCTAAATGCACTATCAGGCCCTGGGTTTTCTCCCCCTGGGCCTGCTGCTCCGTCAAGCAAAGAAAACCTAAACTCGTTGTTCGTTTCGTCTATCTTGCAGGGATAGAAATGTCTATCCCCGTTTGGATTCAGAGGCAACCCATCGTCGTCTGTATCCCTCTCATTGAATATCCATCTACCAAAAGATCTATCTCCGTATCTATCTGTCTGAAGATCTGTCTGGGCTCTATCTAATCTAAACGTAAAAGAACTATTCTTAAAAACCTGACCCGAATATGTAAGCTGATCTTGAAGCTCATCGTAGTCTGAGTCGAGGTTGTCTATCTGATCCATGCTTAGTGCCCACCAGGGAGAGCCTGGATCAGGCCTTCTTACGCAGGTGTAAAATCCGTCTGTAGCGTCAGGTACGATATCGTCTATCCTGAGGTGAAGCTGCCTACGTGTAGTGTCTCCGTCATCTCTCCTTGACTTCTGCAGGGAGAAAACAACACTTCCCTTGTTGAATATGAAGTGAGCTTGAGGCACACCTCTTTTGTTCCACAGCCCCTCATCATTAGGTAGTAAATCGTCTGAGTTGTCTATAACGTTTCCGCTGTCCTGCTCCTTGCCAGAGAACTGACATGCTACAATAAGGTTTCTTTCTGGAGAACCTACGGGTAGCTGCTGCTTGTTAAACAGGTTAACATTGACTTCGTGTGTGTGCTTTATAGATGTGCCCTCTTCGTCAACCTCTATAATTTCTGATTGATTGTTTCCCTCTCCACCGAGATATTGCTCAAGAAACGAAGCAACAACAAGCTTTCCTTCGGCCACATCTTCAAGAATCTTAAACTTCACCTTGAACTTTACCAAGCCGCCCTGAATAATCAGAGGAGCTCCAGCGCTACTTCCAAAAGACATGACCCTCCTCTTAAATGAAGAGGTGTCTTTGTCCCAGTATTGCCACCTCAGGGGCTGCTGAGATTGAGATCCACCCTCATTGTATGTAGTAAATCCCTGCGTAGAGGCTAAGCCAGACCCGCCGTCTGACCTCGAAGACACACCAAAGTTTCTACCAAACAAAGCCCTGGTTCTAGGTGATATGTCAGAGAGGCCAGGCGCGGCGCCATGAATGCTAACTCCGTCCTCAGTTCTAAACTGACCGTTAGCTCTTCCGTATGGAGATCTGTTATATCCAGATCCAGTTTCCTGCCCTTTAGCAGGACTGTCGTTTGGCAAAAACTCTACTGGATTTACATTTGTTCTAACGTCACTCTCTTGCCCGCCCATAGAGGTGGGATATCCAGCTATATTCAGGAACGACCACCCCCTAGCAAGAGACTGATGATAAGACCTATCCGCCTGATATACGTGAAAGTTTTTGTCTGGAGCAAACGATACAGAAAACTCAATAACTGCACCAGCACCAATTTCGTCTGGAATTTCAGACGTATCTATTTCAAACCCAGAAGCCTTATTTCTTAAGGTTCCGAGAGATACAGAGTTGCGTACTTTTGCTATAGAAGGGACTACGCCGACAGTAAAGTCTACACCTTCGGAAGGGCGAGCCTTGTAAACAGGTACAATACTTGGTCCCAGGTTCGTAGAGTTATACCCCTCAACAAAATTACCATAAATCATTCTGTTGGACGCCTCAGATTGATGTTTTGCTTTTCTAGGAACATTGTCAAAAACCTTGCTGACCTCCGAGGGGGACACACCTAACGCAACCGAATTGTTGTAAAAGTTGTAGTGACGTACGGCTCCATCGTTTTTCCAGTTAGGGTCAGACGTGGCTTCGCCTATATTAGGCACCTCGGCAAGCTCCAAAAAGTTTGGTTTATTGCCCTGCCTAAATAATATCTTTACAAATTCTATTTCGTCAGGAAGCGGAGGTACTATAATTTTGCATCTGTTGTACTTAAGTGAATCAACAGAGGCACGAGCCCCTCTGTTGACAACAGAAGGGGGAAACGCTATATCTGAGTACGGGCCTATGGCAGTGGTACTGCCGTCGTAATAAACGCCCTGCACTGCAAACTGAAGCCCAGGGCTAGATTCAAAGTTGTTGACCAGGATCTCATCGTCTGACTCAAACTCAAAATCAACGTTGCCCATTGGAACCTTTGGACAAGCGCATATATAATCATTTATGTTTGAAGCGGTCCTGTTTCTTATCGACGCCTTATTAGCATACGCATGATACACATCAACCTTTCTTGGCTCGTTAACACCATCTGTAAAATAAAGAATAGCGTCTAAATCTTGTTGAACTACAACAGGGCTATTTGACCTTGGCGTCTTGTGTATAACGTTAGCCTTTATAAAAGACTGAGGATCAAAGTTAAAGAGCTCACTGTAGATTATCGCTACAACAGAGCCCGCACCCTCCCCAAAAACATTGTCGGGGTCGTACGCATACACCCCCTGCTCGCCTGAAAAATTACTCCATACAAAAAAGTATATTACATTGGTAATCTGATCAGTGCAAGATCCTAGCACTCTGTAAGAAGAGTCAAGTGCCGTTCCAGTCTGAGCAGACGAAGACGTCATATCAGACACAGTTTCCGCACCGTAGTTTCTCTCTGTGTTTCCGAGAACTGGCTTGATTGTTCCAGCGTCCCCAGAATCACCATCAATATTCTCATCAATGTAGACGTTAAGTGCGTCCACCATCGAGTTTTTCTGAACAAGTTTCTGATCGGTATCCTTGTCCAGCTTACGTGGTTGAAGCTTATCAATCATTAGTACTTGGGTGCTTGCATAAAGTTTCTTCGGATCGTAGATAGAGCGTTCTCTTTATTGAACGAGCTCAATCTAGCCCTAGCCTTACGCGCTTCGTTGTAGTATTCAGACCTTGCTCTGGCTTTCTCGTTAGCAGGTATTCCTGACTTTCTTTCTATTAGCTTGTAGTACATATAACATCTAAGCGCCTCTTCAGCGTAAACGTGAACAGAAGGGTCTTCGCCCCTGGCCTCATCTGCTATGTACTCGAGTGCGACCTCCGTTATATCCGAGTTATTAGATATCTCAATTCTATTGTCAGAAAGATTCATTTTGTACTGCCCAGGCGCGTGTCCGCCTCCTATACCGTACAATCTTCCTAGTGTTCCATTATGCAGATAGTTCTCAAATACTAAAGTGTCGAACTCACTATCCTCTCCTACGGTGTTTGCTGTGGCGGATAATGTAGTTCTGTTTTCGTTAGACACTAAAGAAACAATAGTTCCATCAGTGGTTATGACTCCAACCTTGCACAGATCTACAAAATCTGTAGGCAAGGTGACTGTGTCGTTAGAGGAAACAGAAAGCTTAACAGTCTTGATCTTCTTGCCAAAGTCAAATCCGATCTCTCTAATACCTCTGCGAGCTATGTTGTTGATGGCTACATCGGACACATTGGATACGTGATCCGTGTCATCCATGGTAATCTTAAAATCTTTGATTACCTGACTAAGCTTGATCGTATTTTGACTCATTGCTGCTGCGCTTCTTGATCGCCAAAGACCTTGATGTTCTGGTCTCTAAGTCTGACGCCCAAAAGCTTAGCAATTTCAGCAACAACTTCTGCGAGATAATCCTCTGGAAGATCAAAGTCTACCGAGGAATCCGCATTAAAAGTGTTGCTAGGACCCAGTACCAGCTGAGGATTGACGATCGGATTTCTGTAGTAGGTTATAGTAATATTGTTTACACTAGCTGGTGAGAGCTCAATAACGTCTGTAATCAAAGCTGCGGGAAACGTTACCGTGGGTGATGACAGGTCGCTAGATACGATTTGCTCCATAATGTCAACGTCATAAACAAGATCAACCACAACCTTAGCCTGTGTACGTATGTTGACGATTTTTCTGCAGTCTTCAGGTATCATAAATATCCCAGAGTCCTGAACATAAGAATTAACGGCCTCTGCATATAAGTTCTTGATAGATATATATCTACCTAAGTCTTCCTTAAGTCCCTGATAAAGAGACTTTCTACGAGGCAAATCCTGACCAGCCTGATTCTTACGCTTAGCCCCCTCGAGCTCTCGAAACATTTCATTAATAATGTTTCGCTGAGCTACATTGGCGAAGGAATTAAATACATCTGGGGTAATAAAACCCTTCTGCTCCTTGTTGGCCAAGTTCTTCAGTATGGTGTAGACTTCTATTACGCTTACCATGGAAACAAATATACAAAAAACAAAAGCCACCCTAAGGTGGCTCTTGCATTGTCAGCTCTGCATTAGGATAGCTTGTCTAGCCGTTCTTCTATGTCTGATAGAACTGGTGCCCCCTTCTCAGTCAAGCAGTATCTAACCATTACATCTGTGGGATCCATTCCCGCTGGTACAGATACAATCAATGAGTTGGAGTCAAACCAAAAGGCCCCGTCTTGTTTTAGCCTTATGATTTGATAGTCTTTAGCCTGCTGAATAGAGGCTCTTGCCTGTACCTGTGGAGAATCAAATGACTCAATAAACTCCTGCGGTCTTTTCTTGGCAATTTGCAAAAGGTTGTATCTAATTTCTGTGACAGGAGTTTCAATAGAAACCTTAAAATAGATTGCAATAGGAAGAAGATCTGTAATGTCAGTATCTCTTACCAGAGTGATGGCTTCTGTAAGCTTAAACTCCTTGTTAAGCTGTTGCTCAGCATCTCTTTTTTTGTTTACCTGCTTAAATGTGGTTCCTCCATTTGCGTGATTGCCTGGATGTTTATCTAGGAATATCCTAAGGTTTGGCTTGCTCTTGGGTACAAAAATTCTTCCTCCCTCAAATACAACGGACTCTCTTACCGCGTTGTCACTTTGCTCATCTCTCCAAATGGATGGTTCATTAGGGCAGTACCTCATCTCTCGAACCGTGTCTTTTTCTTTGTCGTATACTGTCACCCCCTTCTGAGGAAGCATAAAAACTATACCGCCCCCCTTTATGATCTCGTACTCGGCGTGAGTAATTACCTTTTCTTCGCGCTTAATATTGCGTTTGTTTGAGGTTGCTGGCTTAGGTGCCGCAACCTTGGGTCTACCAGCAGACCGCTTTGTTGTCGTTTCTGACATGATTAATTATTTTGAATAAAATTTAAAAAGATCGTCGGCTAACCTAACCGACTCGTTATATCCTATGTCTTCTTTTATCACCCCAAACCTAGCGAGAACGCTTTTTGAGAAGTGATTAGCAAGTATGTCTGCCGTGGTGCCTAGCCGCTCTATCAATAGCGGCCCGTCTGTTGCGCCTGACGCAGACCCTATGACGGGAGGGATCTCTGCAATAATATCTCCTGACCTGTTGTGAACGAATATTCTGTTATTATCATCCCTTCTAATTACGAACACATGACAAGCTTTGAAGTTAATATCGCTGCTATCTTGAACTATCTGAGATGCAGAGACAAATAAAGCAGGTGCCTTAGTCTTGCCTGAGTGTCTAAATGAGAATCGGTTCTTGCTCAGATTAATATTAGATGCAGGGCCATCTTGCCTAAACTCCCCTCCTGGCCCCAATGTCTCTCCTGCGGCATCGCCATATAGTGTGTGAAAGTATTTACTATATAGGTCTGTACCGTAATGTGTGCTAATAACCATGTATATGGTATAGTCGTCATTTACCGAAAGAGAGGGTACTATAAAGTGTTCTCCAGCGGTAAAACTTACGGCCTTTTGAGATAAGCTCCTGTCTTCACTATCTGGATCTGTACAGACTGGATCCCCAACATTTGACGAAATGTTATACGTAGCGCCTCCTGAGCCGTCATTTGCCCACGATGTAACCTCTGCCCCATTTGCAAAACCAGAAAGACCTTCGTGATTGTAGTCAACGAAAGGCTGTGTATAATTGAAATTTATGCCTGCAATCGTATTTGCAGCGATTGCTGTTGCATCCCCAAAGCTACGCTTGCCCGTCTGGGTGTTGATAGGGTTGGCCTTGACCCTAGGAAAAACGTTGAGCGTCTTGGTTGTATCTACAAACTTAGATGTAAACCCTCCAGAGGCGCCGTCGAATCTCATAAATCTACTCACCGACCTCTCGGAAGAAATAAATTTCATGATGTCCTCTATGAGCTTGAGCTCGTCTCCCTCTTTGCACGACACACCTACAGCAGTCTTCTCTATGGCCTCACCTGTGTGCAGCGCCGATTCTTGATATAGGGTGGCGTCGTCAAATACCATCTGAACCTCACCCTTCGTCGCTGTCATAAACGACATTTTGTCTATAGGTATGACGAATACACTGAGCCCTAAGCCCGTGTCTGATGTTCGAACACTTGCAGATCCTACAGCCTCCTGTCTAAAAAGAAAAAACTTCTTCATTGCATTTAACTGATACAAATATAGTAAAAAGAAAAAGGCCCCGCAGGGCCTATTTCAATTCAGAAAATCAGTGTCACTCGAACACTCTGAAGTTAACAGTCACTTCAAACTTGCCCTGCGTTGTAACCGCATGGTCGCTAAGTCTAAAGCGAAACTTTACTTCTGTGTCACCAGAGCTGATGTTGGATGCAGATTCTGTCGGTGCATCTCCTGTGGCAAAGCCAGGTGTGTAGGCCCAACCAAGGTGAGCAGCAACACCGCTCTTGAACTCAAAAATAGTTCCAACAGGGAGTGTCCCAGGATCGTCAGAAGCAGCGTCAAGCAGGTTGTCAGTAGCGTCATCATCAGCAGACTGATTGATAATGTTGTCAATGTCTGCGTCAGTACCCATTTCAAATCCAAGGCTAGCTCCAGTTTCAACCACGGGGGCCTCAACAACTCTTACATAAACAGACTCAATGATGCTGTTTTCTGGTTGAAAAAGTCCAAATGTTGGTCCAAAGCCGTTTTTCTCCAGAGCTTCTGCAGTAAGGATTCGTCTTGATACGACGACATTTCCAGGTAGGTTCATTGTTCTAGGCATAATAATAATGATTGTGATTTAGGGAGAGGCCGAAGCCCCTCCCTTCATCGGTTTATATTATCCCTTGAGAACAACGTGCTGGTTAGCAGCGCGAGTACAAATAGCGATTTCAGAACGGTAGTGGAATGTTGCCACGTCTGCTCCATCGTCGCCGTTGTTGTTGTGTCCGAGGACACCTCCGCCAGATACCCAGTGCTCCATCTCACGAGAGTAGCCGTTTGCCTCCTTGTAGTACATAGCGAGCGCAGGAGACTTAGCACCTGAGCGAGCGTCAGTAACGTTTGACAAAGGAATCATAGCACCCTGCAAGAAGTTAGCAGCACCCATCAAGGTAGGATCGTTCAGGAGCTTCCAGTCGTGCTTGTGGAAAGTGTATCCTCCACGAGTAAATGACTTAAAGCCGAGCTTAACGGCCATATCAGCGTCGTTATTGAACGCACCGAACTGACCAGACAATCCTGCAGTAACGCTAGTAGCGATACCTGATGCAAGCATGTCGTCAATAGCGAGGTCTTGCTTTCTGTTCAAGTACATAGCGTACTCGGCAGGAGCGCCTTGCTTGTCGAGCTGCAAGATCAAGTCATCGAACTCAGCAAAGCTATCCATTGGGTTTGCGTTTGCATTAGAAACGACGATACCTCTGTCTTCAACAGCGGTAATGTAACCCTCAGAGCCAGGAATAGTTTTTCCGAGATCGTTATCTCCGTTGTGAGACGCAGTAGCTGCGTTCTTCTCACCGAAGAGCAACATCATTTCTCTGCGATCTTCGAAGCGCTTGCGGGCTTCTTGCTCGCCATACATGAACCATCTGTAGTCACCGCCGCCGAGGTTAACCCAACCGATGTTGGTTGCCTGTGAGCCGTTGACCTGGTAGCGATCCTTTACGATCATGAATGGGTTGCTGTACTTGACAACGTCAGCGTCCTGGAAGGCGCCTGGCTGATTGGTGCCCTGAGCGTACATGTTACCGAGATGAATCATCTTGGTAGTTGTGCCGTTTTCGGCGGGTGAAGCGTTAGCACCGTCGAGGCGCTCCAACTTCAAAGCAGCATCAGCTTGTTCTGGTGCTTCGTTTACAATATAACGAGTGCCTGTCTCGGCGTTCATGAGAACGTCATTGGCCTGAACCAATCCCTTAGAGCTGTCTGTGGCGTCACCAGAAAGGGTGTCGTCTACAGTAAAGACAGCAGTACCTGGAGAGTTTGAAGCTCCGCCTTGTGCAGATGATGCGAGAGCACCGCCGATGATTCTGTGGCGACGGCCAGCTTCCCACCAGTCGATCTGGTCAGATTGTCCACCTGCCTTAACAGCGCCAACGAGATTCAAAAATCCAGTAATGCCTTGATCGCCATAAGACTGAACCAAGTCAGGAAGTACAAAGTCCTTAGTTGTTTTGACCAAATTGTCAATGGTCGTGTACGTTTCGGGGGTTAGCCTAAGATCAGGAGATGCCTGATCAATGCTTGCCCCAGTAATAGTAGCCATAGCTAATTATTTTAGATGTTGAATGTTAGAGTATTCGATTGTTTACTCATAATATTTTTTACCTGCTCGCCAAGCGGGTTTGATTCATTCATGCTTCCAGATTCTGGCTGGACTGTACCTACGTTAGCCGCTGTGTTCACGACACCTCGCTGCCCGTCACCACGCCCCTTATTGTACGCAGCGCGTACAATGGTGTCGATGTTGTCGAGCACGGCCATCTGTGTAGCTAAGCCATCGTAGTCAAAAGTTCCATCTTCCCCGAAAAAGGGATCGAAGAACTGATCAAGCCTAGCGCCTCTTTCCATCATGGATTGGCGATATTGATCATTTAATCCGAACGTGAACTGCTCTCCGTCTCCAAGGTCAAACTCCAACCCTTCGACGTTGCTGAACTCATTCGCCATGTCATTGATCCAACGCTGATCAAACAAAGGTTCGTCTGAAGTATCATTGCTTACTGATGATGCGTAATGATTCCGAATCTCCTGGATTTCATTACGTGCGTTTTCAGCGTCGATCTTCAAACGAAGAGCAGACAATCTTGCCGTCTCTTCTCCGTGCTTCTCAGCGTCAAGTTTATAATTGTCTTTTACGAGAATCTCGATCTCATTGGGCTGAAGGTTAGGGTAGGCTGCTGCCGCGCTAACTCTTATAGCTGTGAGATCATCCATGCCTTCAGGATTCAGTGTCTGATATCTAAACCAATCTTGAGGGGAACGCCCTGTCTCTTGGACGAACCGATTGATAGCATCGACACTTTCGTTTACCTGAGGCTGAGAGAAGTCCTCAAAAGAATTTATTTCTCTACCTAGTTTTTGACTCATGTATTGCAAGACCTGAGAGTCCAGGTCTTGCTCTGTATGCTCAGCCCCCTCCTGAGTCGTCTCTCTAGTCTCAACCATAGCATCAAACTCTGGCTGATCTTTTGTTGTTTCCTGAGGTGTCTCCTGTTGCGGCTCTGAAGGGGCCGCATCTGGATCCACGAAAGGAGTAGACTCTACAGGCTCTGGTGTCGGTTCAGGAGATGTCTCTGGAACCGAAGCAGGCTCTGGGTTAGACTCTGCGGTAGACTCTGCAGTCATTGCTTCTGCCAAGTCTTTTGGATTGTCAAAAACCTGAGGGGTAAAATCCTTATTCTCTTCCATTGTATTTAAGTTTTGTTTTTGTTTTATTTGATGTAGCAGATAAACCTATCAGATGAAGTTCCTGTTACAGACTTAAAATCTCCATAAATAATGTTACCAGCAACGCAAGGCAATGTGGTGTTAACATCGCTTCTTCTCTCATAGAGTCCAGAAGCATGAGTTCCATTTAGGTTAACTCCTGTTTTCTGTGAGTCTAGAGTGTCTCCGTTTGCAAGGTGAGTGTTTCCGTCAGAAGCGTTTGCCGTAAGCTGATCAAAAATTCCAGCCGCCTTAACAATCATTTCTGCGTCTTCGGCCACAATAACTTGTATTGCGAATATGTCCGCAGTAACAGTTTCTGCTCCGTTTATCAGGGCAAATTTACTTGGTATTGAATGTGATGGGTGTGCCATTATCCTAAAGTATTATCTGAGTTGTCGTATCCAAACACCGCGTACTCTACCATGGGCTGTCTGCCCGTCAAGCCCCCAGAGTAATAAGCCTTGAATGTTTTGTTTACAGCAACAGGAATGAATGCAAATTCACCACCGCCGATCTTGGCTACTAGATCATCGTTGTCACTGTCGTTGTATACATACACAAACTTCTCGTCTTCCTCGCTCATATTTTTTACATACAAGTAAGCGGAAGTAAGTTTATCGTCGGCCTTATATACCGTAAGGGCCGAGGCTTCAGCAGTTGTGCTCTTAAGCTTTGCTTTGATGATAGCCCCTGAGTCCGCCTCAAGAGAGTGCTCTACCGCTATCGCAAATGGTGCCGTAAGAACGTCATTGCTGCTGATTCGCAGAGAGACGTTTACGTTAGGCATTATTCAAAAATTACAAAATACTCAACAGTCATCGCTGTGGCGGACGTGTCGATCTCTATATCGTTCGCGCCATCCCACGGAAAGAAAGCCCAGTCACCTCCGTACAGCTTCCCGAGCTCGATTGTCACGGACGAATTGTTAAGCTGAAGGGTCACTGTCTCTGACTTGGTGGTAGAGAGGTTCTTGACATAGACCTTAGTTGCCTGAGTGCCAGTTGTGTAGTCGCTAGCATCGAGAAGAACCTCGGCGGTCTTTGCGGTTGCGTAGTACTTACGAGCCACACCAGTAGTTTGCTCGAGTCCAGTGTTGGCGCTCTGGGCCTTGGTTAGTGTAGTTGTAGTGCTCAACGCTAATGCGTCGCCAGTCAAGTCTGCGCTGCTAATAGTTACGGTTGCGGTAGTAGTAGCCATGTGTGTTTTAGTTTCTGCAAATATAACAATTATCTGTAACGCGAAGTTTTCTTAGCAATAGACTTAGGTTGCTTCACGAATTGCTTTCTTCCTTTGGCTTTGGCTGCGTTCGTAGCTGCTTTCTCTGAGGAAGACAGCGCGTCCCATGCGGCCTTAGGTAGGTACCGCTTTTTGCCCTTGGACTTTACCTGCTTAGAGCTACCCCTTTTCTTATTCGCATGGGTGCCAGAAGTCATCCACTTCTGATCACCCCAGTTCTTGAGGGACTTCTGTGACTTCCGTAATCTAGGCATTAATCTCTGTATCCGCCGCCAGCTTTCTTGTACGCAGATGCCAGCATCTGAGCCTTTCGCGCAGACCACTGACCAGGTCTGCCGCCCTTGCTGCCCGCTTTGATTCGGTTGAATATGCGCTTGCGCATGCCAGGCTTGGTGTAGTTACCAGCCTCATTAACGCGGCTCTTAGTCTTGCCGCCCTTCTTCATCTCAACCTTTCCGCCAGCCATCTGGTTGCGCTTAACACCGCGACCCTTGAGCACGTCGGCGAATGTAACCTTGCCGTCACCTGTCAGATCTGGAAACTTCTTCTTAACCTTTGCCATGATTAACGAGCTTAAATTCTGCCTTGGCTACAGCTCCAGGGTGAGGCTTATAATCTCCCTTCATTAAGTAATATCTTCCGCCATCAAGCATCCAGTGAAATCCATCTGGAGCGTCCACTGACTTCTTACCCTTTAGAAACTGAAGAGACACTTTACCTCCCTTCTTCATTACCTTAACTCCCTTTTTTTTCTTTGGTGGCCTACCTTGCTGGCTACCGTATGTACCTGGTCCGTCTGGCATATTTTTGTTTTTAGCAGTTCCACTTTCTAAGAGCCAAAGCTTTGCGCGTTGGCTTCCCGTTTGGTTTTCTCATTGGCCCCTTAACACCCTTCATGCGTGCGCAGAAAGACTTGCGGCGCTTGGCGGCCTTACTTCCCTTCTTCAGCCTTGACGGAGGTGTAGTCACCGCCGTCTGCAGCTTGCTCCCTGGGTTGGCAGCTCGATACCTTCTTACACCCTTAGCGGTAAGACCTCCTGAAGCAGACTTGTCTCCGCTTTTTACAGAGAACTTCTTGGGCATCGTACCCTTAGACTTCTTTCTTACCCTAGGCATAGGGCAAATATAATCAATAGAGAATTATCAGAGTTCGTGATAAATCGAGATGCACCCTCCAAAAGAGTTGGCACTAAACGAAGTTCCCGTTCTTGATTTCAAATGAGCTTTCACCCTCAAGAAATCCCCCTTAAACACCTGATGGCCTGATGTTCCTGAACTGTGATTGTTGAGATCTTCCTCGTGGTACAACATGCCTTCCCCGAATGTAACCCCAGTCATAATTTGCTCTGACCCCCACACTGTCTGGGTTCCATCAGTTACGCCGTTTCTGTAAATGTAAACCCCAAGATCGGCGGTGGAAGAGCTTCCTCCTGACTTCTTGCAAGAAAGAGAGACTCCTGTTATCCATCCATCATGGTGGATGGGTATGCCAACATTGCCATCATGAGGCACCGCGTTGATGCCCCTCATGTCCTGAAACACTGGGTTGGTAAGGTTGTTCGACGTAATCGCTGGGATGTAACCGAACTGATATGTGGTAAGAAACCTTTGCGTTAGCTGCTTCATGGTTGCACCCCTTGCCTTAACCTGAGCCAACTTGATTTCATTAGAAGTCATCCCGTCTGTCTCGTCTGGCTCTGAGCAAATGCTAAGGGCCGAATCTGTGTCAAGGGGGTTTGTTGACAAATTTTCCTGGGCCTGCATTACTTCAAAATGCAGCTCTCCGCCCGTGCCGCCAGTTTTAGGGATTCTAGATATTATCCTAGCATACGTCCTCTCATCACCGCCCAATGCTGAGCTCAAATTGCCATTGAATTTAATGGCACCTAAGTTATCATTAGTTGCTGGAGAACTAGAGTCTCTATAAATCACAAGAACTGGATCTTCAGTAGACCCATTATCACCGCTGTCTACAATTCTTACAGAGTCGCTATTGTTTGTACAGTCAAAAACAAACCTGCTACCTTCAAAGTATCCATGGTTGCCATAAGCCGCGCTGTTCTTAACCCCCAGAACCTGGTCTCCACCAGATCCTTCTCCACCAAGAAGAAATGAGTTGGTGTAAAGGTCTGTTCTCTGACCGAGTCTAAATTGACTTTCACTGCCTGGGGTAGTACCTGAATTTAGGTCTATACTTAGACATGCAGCGTCGGCAGCATTTGAAGCATAAGCTGATTCGTTTGAGAATCTAAGGGTGCCAGGAGACGGTATCAGATGATATCTATCCGCGTCACTTTGAGTGAGATCAGCTCCAGCAAGGTTGTCAGTCTCCCCCTCAAGAAGAACCCTTTTCCAAGTAGGCATTACTCAGCTACCTTTTGCTTGCGCTCTTCAAGCTTGCGCAAGCGATCAAACTCCTTGTCAACCTTGGTCTGAAGGGCGTGAACCATACCAGCATCCGTAGCCTTAATCGTTGTAGCGTCAACGGCCTGCTTAATAAAGTACACTTCTGTGATGTCCAGTTTCATGAATTAGATTTTTGAGTTTCTTTTTCGGTAAGCTTCTCTACAATGCTGTGGACAATGTAGACTTCCTTACCCTCAAATTTAGTGTCGGAGATCAAACGAAGCAAGTATTGTTTCTCTTGTTTTGTCAGCTCCTTTTTTAATTTACTTGAAAATTGAGACATTAGTCTATTCTAACATATAGTTCGTCGTTGTCAACCCCATCAACAATTCTGTAAAAAAAGCTACCCTTACCTGCACCGTACGTGCTGCCAGCTGGGATGGCGCTCCCAAAGTCCATTATTGAAATCGGGTGATCTACATTTGTCTGGGTGTGAGCGTTACTTACCGTCCACCCAGTAAGCCCAGATCCAGCGGATTGGCCGTTTGTGTTTCCTCCCCCTTCCCCGCTTCTCCATCTAAACTCTGGCCAGTAACTCTCATTGACGTCAAGATTAGTAGCAAGCTGAATACCACCACCGTTGGCTGTAGCGATATCTTGGTCATCATCGTCAGTAGTATGAGCAAGCTTAAGCATTTTGTCCGCGATGTCAACATTGGTGACATTCATGGTGGTGGTTACTCCATTAACCGTGAGATCACCAGGGATGACAACTCCGTAGCCAGCGTTGTCTGAACCTATCGTGACGTTGTGGTTTCCGAGAGATGTGAACAAGCTAACGTTTGAGCCGTTGGACTGAATCGCATTGCAGTTTGTGATAGCCATGTTTCCAGTCACTCCAGCTATAGAGTCCATTCCAGTGATGGCGGTCGCCGCAGCGCCCAGGTTTATTTCCGTAGAGCCCACGGTAATACTGTCGTTTGCAAGCGAAACGTTCGCTATACCACCATTAGCAATACCCAAGGTGAAGTTCCCCGACGTTTCTATGGGGCTGTTGCTTACTTCCAAACCGTCTATCGCAGTGATTCCTACACTGGTTACAGTTCCGTTGGTTGAAGTAGTGTTATTATCTATGTAGTCGTAGACCTGACCACCTGTAACAAGATTTGTATTTCCTGAGTCAATACCTCCTGTGGTGTTGGCAGTAATCTGACCATTGCCATTTGTGGCAGTGAGAGTGATGGTGGTGCCATCGACATCCGCCTTGACTCCGTCCCCGCTGACAGAAATACCATCGTCGCCTACAACAACGAGAGTGTCACTAAATTGACCTGAGTTAACTGCAGCTCCATCGGCGGTACCAGTGTTGTCGAGACCATTGCCCCCTATTACTTGAACCCCAGTAATTGTTCCAGAGCCCGCCAAGGAGACCTGAGATGCAACATAGTCAATGATGGCGCCTGTGGTAGCGAACGAGGTGTCGTTGTCATTGGAAGGAAATGACTCCCCCACTATCACCACAGCGTCATCGACGAAGTTGCTAACCTCAAGTACGTTTCCTACAGTAGTAGCTATGTTGACAGTGTCGCCTGCGGTAAGGTCGTTACTCACCGAACCAGTAACCTCGCCTGTAAGGTTGATAGTTACGTTGCCCGAAAGCTCGGTTGCTGTTGCTGCGTTACCAGTTGTATCCTGAGCTATAGTGTCTGCTAAACTCTCAGTTACTATTTTTTTCCAAGTTGGCATTGTGTTTGTTTTCGGTTACGAAGATACGCCGTAAAAAAGTTCATCGGAATCATTAGCGTATATGGCTCCCAATGCTGGCGCAGGTGGAGCGGAAAATCTTTTAAGTTTGATGCGACCATCTAAGGTTACAAACCCTGTAGCCTTGGGGGTCAGCTGTATGTCTTGTGTTGTAAAAGCGATTGATCCGTCGTTCTCAGCATAGAACGAGGTAAACAGCTTGTTCTGTTGGAGGTCGAGGTCGCCACCGAGTTGCGGTGTTTCATCCTCGACTACGTTCTTCAGGAAGTCAAGCTCTTGACTAACCCACTGACTCCCGTTGTAAACAAGAATGTCGTCTTCGCTCAAAGTCGCAAAGTTGATGTCGACATCTTGAAGATCATCGAGATCAAGCGTTCCGCCAGACCCGTCGCCCGCAACACCCTGGTCACCACGAGGTCCCTTAGAAGAGACCTCTACCTTGTATATAGGAGCAGCAGGAATCGTAACAGTCGTAGCCTTAGTGCTTAAGGCTAGAGTATTCTTTCCGTTGACTGTAACGTCAATCTTATTGTCAGTTGTTGCTGCTACTTCTACTGGCATTAGATGGCTGGTCCTGTCGAGAACGCGACGTCTGGGTTAACAATAAACAATCCTTCAAGCACAGTCCTCACCTCGACGCCGTTGGCGTACTGGATGTCGTACACGTAGGTACCAGCATCTACTGTAGACATAGATGCTGCGTCTACGGTAAATGTAACCTCATTGTACGGAGAGGCTGCCAGTATCTCAGATTGAATCTGAGAGCCTGTATCCAAGTCTGCAGTGGAGGTTGAAAGAATGGTCTCCTCGTAGATCACGGGGTTGTTGGCTCCCGATGATCTGCCCCCTTGCACGCGCTTGTCCTTTACAGACATAGCAAAGGTGTATTGCTGAAGGTCTGTAGGGGACGAGTCACTCTCTGTAAACTTGAGAGTAATGTTCATGCTGTCACCACGCTTGACAATGATGTCTAGCTTTTCTGATATATCGAGATTAGCTGTAGCCATTACTCCTGTTCTTGCTGTTGTACTTGAGCGTCAAGCTGCTGGGCTTGTCGCTGATCTTTATTCTGCTCCTTCATGACCTCGATCTTCTCCTTGAAGTTCTGGTCATCCTCGCGGAAGCCGAGGGTGGCCTGAGCCTTGATCATCTCAATCTCTTTGCGCATCTCGTGCTTAGCCTGCTCAAGCTGCATGTCGAGCTGAGCCTTGAGCTGCATCTCCTGCTGCTTGATTTGAGCTTCCATCTGGACCTTCTGTTGCTCCGCCTGTGCCGCCGCCTGTGCGGCCTGCTGAGCCTGCTGTCCTTGAATCTGAGAGTTCTGTGCGGCCTGCTCTTGCTGCTGCTTCATTCTCTTCTTGCGACGCAACATCAGCAGCCTCTCGGCCTGATTAACGTCTTTCATATTACGAACAGCAATAGCATCTTCAAGATCAATTTGACCCTGCTGGATAGCCATCTGTATATTCTGCTCTAGATACTCCTTATCCTTGTCCTCCATGTCTCTAACGACCATTACGCCAAAGTTGTACATAGGGAGTTCTTTAAAGGAATTAAGCACACCCATGTTAGACTCTCCAATGGCGTTAACATAAATGTTGTATAGTACAGAATCCTCTGGGATAATCTGAACGCACTTGACCACATCTTGACACACTTTCTTGTATAGGGAGAGTGCTGCGTTTGTGATGTCGTGGATCGCGTTGTTTCCTTGATGGATAGCTATTTGCTGAACCCCAACCAGAGCATCTGCCTTGGGTGTTGTACCATCCATCTGCTCGTTGATCCCCGTTGTGTCGCGGATCAACTGCATGTAATGGTTGTACAGACCAATCATCTCGTTGATGTTCCTAATTGCGTTTGGTATCTGCTGAATAGGTGGTGCTGACGGCGCTCCCTCAGGGGTCTTGCTTCTGTAGTAGAACACACCAGTCTGCTCGTATATATCGTGAAGCTCAAGAGGCTGAAGCTCTCCGCCCTTACCAAGCTGTACGTTCTCTAAGCCTTCAATGTCTATAATCAAACCATCGGGCTTGGCCTTAGCTACGGCTTGTTGAATCTTGAGGTGCGTAAGCTGCAGCATGTCTGCAAAACCCGTGCAGCTCTCCACCATAGACTTGGGCACCATTCGCCGCAAGTTGGTTGCAACTACAGAGTAGGACATACGAGCCTTAGTGATGTCGTGAACATTCTTAGGAACGTTCTTCATTGGACCGTAATCAAACACGCAGTCGGTTCCCACTATGAATTTACCACCATATACAGAGGCCACCTCCATCTTATGAGGCTTTCTTTCGAAGACGGAATTTTTTCGCTCCTTGTAGTCGTAACCCTTCATGTAAAAATTAGAGTTGCCAAACCTGTTCTCCTTCTCCTCGAAGTAGATGCAGTCTACAGACACAAACTCGAAAGACATTACGTCAACCATGTATTCGTCGTATCCGTATTCGGTTCTCTGCAGTCTCTCGTCGTAACGAGTCTTACTGTAGTCCGCAGGATTATTTCCCGCATTAGTCTTTACCTTGTTGGCAATCTCCCTGAAATACTCTTCAGGCTTTTCTCCCGCCATCTGACGCTTAAGCTCTCCTATGTTGATTCTCTCCAGGTGGCCAGCATAAACAAGGTCCTCGAAGTTGTGGTCCTCTGTGTAGCTATGAACGAAGTTGACTGGATCGATATACTTGACAGATATACCGTGAGAAGGATCGTTGTCTCTCTTAGAGACTGCTAGGCCTAATGTAACGATGTCATTGACACACCTCCTGTATGTTGTATCGTTGAAGTTAGACCATTGCAGGGTCATGTTGGTAGCAATCTGTGCTGCAATCTCTGCGTCAGTCTTGACATTTGTGTCCAAGAAGATCTCAGCTTCTTCGAGTGAGTCTGGGATTTCTTCGGGGTCTACGTCCAACACAACACCAGTCGTCTCTTTGAGCTGAAGCAGAGCTTGCTTACTCTGCACCTGAACTCTCATCTTGTCTTTTTTCTTGTTCTTTTCAGAAGAAGACAATGGGTCTACCGACTCCAAGTTGGGGTAAGGGTTGCGAGACAATATCTTGTTCGCCACAACACGAACGAACTTAGGAAGTATGGGTACTGGAGTAAAGTCCAGGTTCAACAGGCTGCCATCACCCTTGTTTGGGGATAGAGAGTTGAGAAGCTGCTTGTATATGGATGTATCTTGCGTGCCATTTGCGTAGTCTCTACTTCTCTCAAAGGTCTTGTTTCTCTTACCCATGAGGGAGGTTGAGTCTGACTGCTTCCCCCACTGAGAGTAAATGGCTCTTGCGTACTGCAGGCCGTACTCTTCAGAAGACTTCTTCGCTCGGTCGGCCAAGGGATCTGGAAAGCTTCCCTTTTTATTAATGTTGCCAGTACTGTACATTTTTGCAAATATAATAAATCATCCGATCGTCTTATATCGACGGAAGAATGTCTTCTCCGCAAAGTCTGACTTCGGCTTCTGTTTTACCTTCTGTGCTGCAAGCAAAGCTAAGCCAGAACTGATTGTCAAGTCGTACTTAGTTCTGTCGTTAATCTTGAAGCCTATCCAGTCCTCTAATGTACGATTGAAATACATCTTGCCGTAATCTCCAGTATCGTAGTTTTCACCCACGTTGTCGTGAATATAAGCCTCTATAGATTGAGCGTGCGACTGTATGACGTCTTGTGAATTAGAGGGGATACCCTTGGTCTTTACATTAACCCTAGAGTTTGCAGCTCTAAGGTGAGCTGGCCTATCCATTAGGTATCCGTCATAACCTCTTGATTCAAAGTATCTTACTATTCCATACTTATTGTTTTCCACTAATAGTGGATACCCATAAAAGAAAGCAGCCATAAGCACGTCTTCGTAGAATATCTTGGCTAGATCAGGCCTAGAGGCGTACTCCACAACAAACATGTTAGACGGGTTCTCCATGTGAAACTTATTATACAGGTGCAGGGCGCCCTTAGACCCCCTTCCGTCTACAGTGGAATCTAGGTCATAGGAGTCAACCCCTCCGCAACCTCTATCCGAGAAGGGCGGCACTAACCTACCCCTGTCTCGGCGTATAACGTTTCTCTGTTCCGTTGGCGGCATCCAAGCCACACGGAACCTTCCATTAGGATCTGGAGAGAATACAACCTCCTTATCCTTGTGCTTCCATATAAAGTTACCCTTTACTACTGGGTTGGGGTATAGCTCGTCGTTATACTGTATCTGTTGATAAATCTTACTTATGTTGAAGATGCTACCATCAATACTATCCCTAAAGGCCTCATCTTCACTGAAAGGAAACTGTCTGGTTATCTCGTTCAGCTCTGACGGGTTATCCTTCATGCTGTCGCGTTCGTTCTTCAGGTACGTCTTTGCCCCTTGTATAACGCTATCGCCGTCAAGACCATCCACAGGCCTATCAGGATCTTCAATGATTGGTCGTCCATGTACATCAAAAAAACCTTCTAATGATTCGTATGCTGGCACAAACAGTCTATACAGACCGCTCTTTGTTCTTCCATTTGCGTTTCTGTCCATGGCATCAGAGTCGGACCATAGGTCTTTATACTCTTTGCCGCCCTTATCCATCGGGTTTACTGTGCTTCCTACTAGCGCCTTACCTACGACCTTTCGTCCTACAATTAAGCAAGTTCTTTGAATGCGCCATGCGTCCCTTATGTCTGTAGGCTTCTCCCACTTGCCTGCTTCATCTAGATATAACAGGTGTAGCTTCTCGCCATCGTACGCATTATTCGTAGTGTTTTTCCAGTTAACTACCGTATTAAGAGCCTCGCCCGTCTGCGAAGTCTTATTGTTCTTCGTGATTCTCTTACTCGGCTCGCGAAAAGCCAACTCCATGCGTGGGTTTGTGGTACCATCTTGAATGGGTTTAAAGAAGAAGGGGTAATGTCTAAACATCTGCACAACCTTCTTCATGAATATGTTTTCCTGGGCGTCTTTACCAGTCTTAGACTGTATACCCATCAGCTTATCCTTTACCTGTGTGGCCTCGTCTAGCAAGACGGCAGAGCAGATATTTGTGTATCCGCTCCGCCGACACTTAGTGTATAGCTGGCCCAAGCATCTGGGGTCTGCCTCACACGCTGCCATGTGCAGAAAGATGTCGCGTTGGAACTCAAGATACGAAGGATATCCTATATCGATTTTTGTCCACTGCAACATCATGTAGTGTCTACCCGTTATATACGTAGGCCTACCTGCATTAAAAAACCAAAAACCCTCACGCCTACGGCGAAACTCCTCCTCGATATACGGAGAAAACTTTTTCCGAAACTCCTTGGGCATCTCCCCCCACTCATCCATACTCTTAATACGAGACAATTCTGTAGGCATAGGAAGCCTCTTCCACAGCTGCAAGTGCGCTGGATTGCCATATCCTTCAATTTCTTTTTCGGGAGGCTGAGCGGGAAGCAGAATGAGTAAGTCACCACGTTGAATACACTCACCTTTCGTACCGTTGGGACAAATTGAGATAGCAGGGAAATCATATTCTTCTATGTCTACAAGAGTGTTCATGTATAATTGTTGTACGCCCGACAGGACTCGAACCTGTGACCGTCTGCTTAGAAGGCAGATGCTCTATCCATCTGAGCTACGAGCGCATGTCCGCGAAGTGGGACTTGAACCCACATGTAACCAGTTACTCTTTCTACAAGGTATAAGCTTGAGGAGATACTCGCGGCTAATCTTCAGACTCACCGTTCCAAGAATCTTCCCAAAACTTAAAATCGGTTTTATTGTACTGACATACTATTTGCTTCCAGTCATTTAGAGAATCTTTCAGCGAAACCCCCGCTGTAATCTTTTGCTTCTTCGATTCCTCCATTTGTTTGTAAGTCTTTAATCATTTGCTCTAATCGCTGGCGCTCTACTAGCAATTCCTTGCAATCCGTAGCAGTCTGTTTAATAGACTGTAGCTCTGCCTTTCGTGCACTTCCGTTGATCTCTGGGTCAACAGGTTTCTTTATTTCGTCAATCATGTTGTTGATGGCAATCTCCATCGACCTCATTAGACGCTCGGCTGCTTCAATCGTTGTGAACTTCTTCTTCGACATATAGCAGGTCTTCTGATCGCGTTCTATAATAAGGCTTACCGTCTATGAACAGCTTGTAGTCCATGTTCTTTTTTATGCCGACTACGTCGCCGACTTTCAGCCCCAACTCTTCAACCCATGGGGCGGTAAAGGCCACGGAAGCCTTGCTAACATCGGCCTTGTCAAGCTTCACTATTTCAATAAGATCACTCTGTTCTTCTGGAGATGATTCTTCTACGTGCTCCAGAAGCACCCATCCCCCTAGGGGTTTAATCTCTCCAGTGTCTTTACACTTGTGAGCAATGGCTTGATTGTTTACCGTATGATCTGGATCGTACCTTACAAGAAAGTGATTATCCAAGCCCGTTAGAGCTTGACCCTCGTTAAGAACAACTAGGTGATGAAAGTAAAGAGTGTCACCTTCTTTCACTCCAGTTTTGTGACGCAATGGAGAGCAAACTACGGGCCCGTCAGTAACCCTATGCTCAAAGTCGTTGAACTTGGGATCTAGATAAAGTTCGAAACCACTTTCCGTCTTAATAGTATCCTTAAGTTGTTTTTGCAACTCAACGACAAACAAATCTAATGTTTTCATTACTTAATTAATAGCCGCCACCGCCGCCGCCAGAATAACCACCACCGCCGCCAGAAGATCCTGAGGATGGAGCAGAAGGCGCGGGAGGGGATGAGGGGGGAGGCGATGAGGGGGGAGGGGTCTGAGAAGATGACGCAGGAGAAGAAGGCCCAGAAGGTCTAGATGCCCTACGCTTTTTTATGGTTGAATCCATCTGACCCTTAAGCTGAGCCTGAAGACTCTTAATTCTTTCAGCCACACGGCTGTTTACTGGCGTAAGGCGATCATGAGGTGTTGTGGTGTGTGTGCCCCCAACCATGGCGCCTTTGGATACGTGGACGTGATAAGCTCCTACGTAATTTTCTCCGTTGGGAAGAACAAACTCTTCTCCACTCGTGTACAGATTATTAAAGGTCATTAAAAATTACAATCATATTCAATTATACATGGCATCTCGTCTACTGATTTCCACAGCACCTGACTTCCGTCCTGTTGCAAATATACGAGATATCTATTGCGGTTGTATCTAATTAAGTGTTCTTCATCCATAACTATGGCGCTAACCTCTCCGCCTCCTGCTCTCATGCCAACAAAGTAAGCCATGGCGTCTTTGGGATCCCTCCCAATAATTATCTTTCTAATAAGGCCCATATTAAATTTTAGTTCAAAGATATGTCCAATCCGTCAAACAGATCGTCAAAGTCAAGACCCTGCTCTATATCTTTGTTTCGTTTCCAAGTGTCTGTAGCGAAGTCAATCATGGTGTGCAACTCTAATTCATCTTGCATATTGTGAGAGTATATTGCCTTCATGTTTGATTTCTCATCATCGTCTTCGATGGGCTCAAGAACGCCCACCACAACCATAGACATAACCCTGTCTCTCATTTCATACTTGTCGATTAATAGTTCGAGCTCGATTACCAGCCTATGAACTTCCATCAAAAAATCATCATCCATCATAGCTAATAGTTTATGCCAAAAAGCAAAGTTCCCAAGAAGCGGATGTTCCGCGACTTTAGTCGACAAGATAAGAAGTATATTAAAAGGAACGATCTAAAGAGACTTAAGCAAATGAGGCAGAAAGTTACATCTCAATGGGATGTTTCTTTCTCCGACCTTGAGTTTCTTTTATGGGCTTATGATCTTCAATTCTTTACCATAGATTACGCGGCTAAAGACCTAGGGATTAACAAAACAAACCTTTCGAACAGAGTGATATATCCCTTAGTAAAAAAGGGATATATGTATAAACACTTTGACAAATTAACTCCTTCAGATACTTACGAGGACCACTTATTCAGAGACGAAACTAAGTATAACTACAGGGTTAGATATGCTATAACTCAAAAAGCCAGGCTTCTTGTTCAGAGATTTTACTCTCTACTCAGCAGCTAATCAGGTGTCAGTAAGTCACAGATCCAGAAAGTTGTGGCGAAGCGTATCCAGACCTGTTCAACGTTCCCGTGACTGAAATGTTATCATTACGACCCCCACTAACTAAACTGTTGAAGCTTAGCCTATCTGTGCTTATTGTTCTAACACCGCCACTTTCTCCGTCGTCTACAGTGAAGGTGAAGGTATTGCCCGTAGAAGAAATACCGTCTGTGACATTATTTACTTCAGTCGAAACTAAGCTGTAATCGCTCAAAGATCCACTCCAATCATTTGTATTGTCAATGAATAAAGTAATAACAGTCTGTGTAGGGGTTCCACTAACTCTTATGTTTGGGGTTGTTCCACCGCCGTGAGATGTCTCGGTCCATGCGGTACCAGATGATACTGGCTTACGGGCTGATGGATTTTGATTAGATTGTATATGTGTCCCTAGTCCTAACATGTCACAGTGATTTACCAAAAATTACTTTATAATACATCTTTCCCTTATCATCTCTACAAGCTTTAAGGCAGCGGCCACGATTAATCCCGTCGTGAACGTAACTAACGTGAACCCAATCAGGATTGTCCTCATCACCAAACTCCCAAATAAGCTGATCAAACGTGAGATTCTCTCTAATATAATTGAAGATTTTAGAGTTTGATATCCTGCCAAATACATCGCCATCAAGATCGAGTGCTCTTCCCTCCACATGTTGGCTACGTAAAGAGCCGCCAATCGCGCGGTTGAGATCAGCCGAACGATAGCCTGACGAAACGTATATAGGCCTTCCGAAATGGTTGCGCAAAGGTTGGAAAACATGTTCTGCGATGCTTTTAAGATTTTCAATAACCCATTCATCTTCTGGTTCGTTGTTTATTCCGAGGCGCTTAGCAGTGTTGCTCCGCAAACATTCGGAAAGGGTTAGATTTTTGGATAGCTTCATAATCCAGTTAACTAATTTTTACGATTCAAAATTTGGAGGCAATAGATTTTTCTCCATATAATGAGATCAGCAACAGTTCAAATTTACAAAACAAACAATTAAATACTGCACAATGAAAAATGCAATGATGGTGGCAACCTTATGCACAATGGCCTCTTTCTCTTCTTTCGGACAATGCACTTCCAATATTATCGTTGAGCCAGTAAACATGTGGGATGACGTTTTCACCTACGAGGTAAATGAGATCTTCAACGACCAATGCCACTACTTAATCAATCCAGTCAGAGTAGATTTATTCTCATGGGTTGACGTTAAAGAACGAAACTCAACATTCGTAATCACTGTGACTGATCGCGGAGAAACAATCGACAGGTTCGTTCTTACCCCAGGGACAAATAATAGCGGATGCGCATCTTGGATCCCAGATCGCATCAACGGTAATCTAACTACGCTAACTATCGAATAATAAAAAAGCCCCGAGAGGGGCTTTTTTTTTGATCTATATTTTTTATCGAAGGTATCCGCCCCCGCCGAAGTCTCTAGTTCCTCGACTAGTGTTGTACTCTTCGAGAGCCCTGAGAAGTCCTGAGGCGCCCTGCCTTCTTTGAGCCTCACGAAAATCTTGCTCGGCGGTTTTAGATCTGTAGATGCTGCCACCCATGTACTCTCGACCACCCCTGTTCGCCTTGTCTCTTGCTCTTCTGGATGCTGCTGCATTGAGGGCATCAGCAAGACCAGGCATACCCTGACCAGCAGAACCCTCTCTCATTTCTTCTACAAAAGCCTTAGCCTGAGCTCCACTCACTGGAAGTCCATCAATATATATCTGAGTAGTTTCTGCCATTTCTGGTCTCATAACTGGACCGCCGACTTGAGTTTTTCTAGACTTAACGTCGAGTCCTGGGATCTCTCCATGGCTTCCTCCGTGCGCATAATCGATAGTACCTCCATCACCGTACTCATTTATGCCGCCAGACTTCATGAGTCTAACGCCACGCATTCTGTAAGGGGCTCCTGCAAGCTCAGGATTGTGAGGAATACCACCTCCATGCTCCATGCCCATGAAGTTTTTAGCAAGACCCATGAGACCCTGGCCTCCACCCTGACCAAACATTCCTCCAAAGCCACCAGGCCCAACAGCGCCTGGAACTTGAGGCATGCCTGGAGTTTGTCCCTGTGCCCCGCCGCCTGTGATCTTATTCTTAAGCATACCACCTACTAACGGGATTGAACCAGCTGCCCCGCCGAGAGCGTCCTTACCTACCTGGCCGAAGTCAACACCCTTCTTTCCGTCAAATAGCTGGCCAGCTAAACTTTTAAGCCCTCCGCCTACAGCACCCAAAATCGCTTTACCTCCAAGGATTTGTTCTCCTGCGTGACTAGGAACTTGCTTTTTTCTTACCATAGGCATGCCGCCCATGGCGTATCTCATCTTATTTTTATTCTGATACATGTCGCAAATATAACGATTATGACATAGCCGCGAATACCTCCAGCTGAGGTGTACCAGCGGCGGCCCTGGCCATAATCAAATCAATAGATCCTCCGAATGAATATGAGCCACCGATGGCCACGGAGGTGCTGGCATCGTTTGCGTCGAAATCAGTGTTATAGAGGACGTACGATTGCCCCGCCGCTAGATTTATTATGTATTGCTCGGAGTCAGTGTCCTCAATAGAAAGCGTAATTGTGTTTGCGGACGTGGTAGTTAGGTTTGTAAATCTCATGTATTTCAGCTTGGTGCGGCTAATGGTGCCCGCACCGTCTGCAGATCCAAACTTCAACACCTCAGTATCTGCCCCTGTTCCGATATCCAACACACGGGAGTAAGTCTCTGTAATACTAGATATTTCGTTAACATTCTCAGATCCACGATGAACACCGTTGATCAAGACGTCTTCTTTTACTGTGATTGTCAATGTAGCCATTATCTAAACTTCTTTCTGATTCGGTCCCTCATCTGCATGAGGAATGGGGTGTTGCCACCGTGCTCGTTCGAGACGCGAGGACCATCCATTCTAAATGGGATACCGCTTCCTGCTGGCATAGCTCCAAGACCTATCGGGTCATCGAACCCTTGCTCACGGCCTGGGCCTACAATCATCTCCATGTTGCCCTTGTCTCGCATGCGCTCAAGGATGCGCTCATCCAACAATCGCTGCCTTCTGGCCGCCCTCTCTTCTGCTTCAGTAGGCTCAGAGTCTCTGAAATCCTGCATGGCTTCTCTCGCGGCCTGAACTCTTTCGGCTTCAACAAAGCCAGCGTTGTCCCCTGTTGGGCCAGCCTCACCCCGAACCATCAGCTCTCTAGTCTTGGGGAGGTCATCAAAGGTGGTTCCTTCGCCCGCATCAAACATCCCTGGCTGCACATCGCTAGGCGGTGCCACACTTCTGCCGAACATGGATGCAAGAGCCGCATTGCTTTGAATCGCCTGCTCAAGATCATTCATGCGCCCCTCCCTGTACTTCTCTAGGTCAGCATCCAGAACCTCATCCACGAAGTCCTCTTCCCCCTGCTCTATATTAAGACCAAGCGCAGCAGCTTCCTCTGCATCCTTCATTCTTTTCTTCTTGTCTCTTTTGCTAGGATCAGGAGAATCCTTAGGCAAACCATCCATCAAGTCCTCACGACTCATCATCTCCATGTCGAGCTTTGCCTCGGCAATGTCCTGTCCTTCTTTTCTTGCTTTTCTGGTGTCAAGGAACTCACCGAGTGCGTCCTTACCCTTCTCCAAAGCTCCAGTCTTGGAGGCGATGGCGAGCGCGGCAGCTAAGCCCGCGCCGCCTATACCAGCGGATCTACGATTAGCTTTGTTAACCTCTCGATCTAGTTGCATAAGATCACGTCTCTCGCTTGGCGTGAGACTGCCCTTCTTCATCTTTTTCATGAGGGCGCGTCGCATTTTTCTTCTAGCCTTTGACATGCGACAAATATAGCTCTATTTTTTTTAGAAGAGAACGTTATTAACGCCTACATCTGAAATAAATACAGCTATCCCGTATTTAACATTGATATGAGAACCGTATCTGTGTGGATGCCCCTAAGCATCCCACCAAATCACTGCTTAATTCTCATGATCGCAAAGTTATAACAGAAAATTTGAAAAGTCAACCCTAAAGAATGGCTTTAAGGTAGACCGCATAATAGATTGAAATAGCATTAGTTAGCGGATTTGATGCGAAATCCGCATGGATCGTAAAAAATTCTGGGAGTAATGTTTATAGTGGGGATTATATGTCTACGCGTGAAGGACTTCCACCGACAGAAAACGAGTTTTCTGACCCCCCTCCCCTCGACAGACCCTTCGGGTCTGAGGTAGCTTTTGGTCTACCTCCCTACAGCTCAGCTCTTTAGAGCTGAAGCCTTAAAGCATAGCTTTAAGTAGCATCGATTCCGACGAAGTAGCGCGTTGTCCTGAGCATAATGCGCTGACAATCACACCCTTCGAATCCTTGGCTTGGAGTATTACTCCAATACGACTGGACATTGAAGCTATGGTTCAACTCGGAAACTCTAATACCCTTGGTATTAGGCAGTTGGTTTGAAGACGGCAAAATCGGTGGGGTCGGCTTTGGCGGAGCGGTGCACAGCGCCGTAGTGCGCGGAGTCAACTTGTTGACTTCCTGTGACTACCGAGGTTTGGCTTCAACCATTACTCTACTTCGTAGAGGAATGAGTCGGTGGGGAAGTAGAGTTGTAGAGAAGTAAGAGAGAGGA